CGCGGTCATGACCTCGCGGAGCGGGTCGTTTGCCGGCGGTTCGCCAGGGCGCGGATCGATCGGATGACCGACCGGCAGCAAGAGCACGTCATCGCGCACCTGGAGCACTGGCGCCAGCAGCCGTCGCGCCGAGACACTGAGACCTTTGGTCTTGCCATTCTCGATGCTTTGTAGCGTTTGTGCCGGCATCCCGGACCTTCGGCAAAGCTCAGCCTTCGACAAACCACGAGCGCGGCGCACTTCTTCAACCCGGGTCATCGGCCTTTTTGGCGGCCTTTTCATGTGCGGAAACCTGACACGAGAGCAATGTCGCGCCAGACGGTTTCATCGTTATTAAATTACGCCGCAAATCGCATCTAAAATTCGATTTCCCGTAGATGCGAGGTGCCATCACGGGGTTTTGACGGGCGGGTTCAGCGGCGTCTTGGCGCTTCACCCGTCAGGCGTGCAGCCCCGCCTTGGCATTTCCACCGATTGTGCTGCAACTTTCACGAAGCGGCAATATCGCCGCCGATTCGGATTGATCGGAAATCAAAAGGAAAGAGCCGCCTCGATCACTCGAAGACGGCTCGCCCAACAACAAACAACTCACATAACGGACCGCACAACAAACCCCCTGGCAGGGGGGCAAACGGGAACAGGACCGTCCCGATCATCGTTGTGCGGTTCGCAAAAAGCAACCCCTTGTTGCCGTGGGAAGCGTGCGTTGTCGCGTTGGGCGAGGAATTGTGATCGACCGCCGGCTCCGACCTCGAACGGAGGATCGGATGTCAGTGTTGATAAAGCGTGAGAAGATTTTCGGGATGCCGCAGTCGTTTTCCTTGGACCGCGAGGCCAAGATTCGGCTGAAGATGTTCGCCAGAGGATGGTCTGCGGCGCACCGTCAGCCAGGACAGCACAAAGGGCCAATCACACGAACCTACCTGGACGTGCTGTGGGCGCTCATGGACTTCGCCCACAAAAAGACGGGCTTCTGCTTTCCGAGCCTTGAGGCGATAGCCGGCAAGACCGGATGCCATCGCGATACGGTGCTCGAAGCCATCAAGATGCTTGAGTTCGCCGGGGTGCTACGCGTTTTCACCCGCCTCGTCCGTGCTGGCGGGCGCGTGCTGCGGACCTCGAATGCCTACGTTTTCCGCGCGATGGCACCTAAGCCGGAAATTCCGGGAGGAAACAAAACTCTTAAAGATTCAAGAAGTTCTTTCTTACAGACGGAGGTTAAAAACAGCGTCAAAGGGCCTGTGGATAACTTTGACGGCATGGGAAAAGGGCTCTTGAAGGCTTTGCACCGGCTTGGAAGTACCATCGCAGAGATGGAGGAGCTAACAGTCGACAAGGAAACCGGGCTTGCCTAATTTGAGCGAATGCCCGGAAAAGGACCGTATCCGCCGACGGCAATCTTCCGCGAACTCTCGCGCGAGGATCAGATCGAGCGGCTGGACGCGGCCGAGGATCTCCTGGACCTCGTGCAGTTCTGGCGCGGCGATCCTAGACTCACCGCGTGGCAGGAAGGCTTCCTGGCCACCATGGCGCAGCGACTGACGATCTCGCACGGCAAGTACAAGATCAGCCACAAGGAGTGGGACCGGATCCGCGAGATCCAGGATTTGATGGAGCAGGAGCAGGAGGAAGACGACGACGACGGCGACCGCGACCGCATGGAAGCGCCCGCTGACGACTGATTTGGTCGTTTCCTTGTCCTGGCGGCGCCAGCGCTGGGGCAGAGCGCCTTGCCCGACCCTGGCAGGATGGCCGGAACCACGAACGACGACGGACGGCTGGAACGCGGACGTCAAGGACGAGCTGGAGGCGGTGCTGTCGCGGATGGTCTGTTCGGGCCGGGTGCCGCTGGTCGAGGCGCAACGGGCTATCGCTCGAGACTGGATCGCCGCCTATAATCGGTTTGTCCTGGGAGAATAAGCGATGCTCACGACAGCCGCCTGCCATCATGATGATCATCGCGCCGGCCGGGCGGACTCAGATCCGATCGGGAAGAAGATCTGAAAGAGCAGGTAGACCTACTGATAAAGCAGGCTGCGGAGAACACGACGAGCGGGGCGGACAGGGCGCTGTTTCTGTTCCAGGCGCAATTGCCGCTGAACGAATTGGCCCGGCGTGATCAGGAAAAACAAACCAAGATTATGGTGGCTTGCACGAAATGGATCACTGCCATGACGGCGGTCATGACGATCGCCGCCCTGCTCATGCTGGGGCGCTGATGGCAGGGATCGTCACCAATCGCCCGCCGCGCCGTAATCGCCCCAAGACGCAGCCGGTCGAGATCAAGGCGCCCAGGATCGTGCAGCACACGCCGCGGTGGAAGCGCGAACCGAAGCCGCTGCCGCCGGATCCTGAGCGCGACGCGCAGATCGCAGCGTTCTTTGCCCGCATGGGTCTGAAGCTGCCGCCAGAGGAATGAGCGGCCCGTACCTCCGCGCGTCGAAGTGGCGCGCTTCCGTCACCAAGTGCATGATGGTGCGTCTGATAGGAGATTGATGGTGTCCGACAAGGAGATTGAGCACGTCGTCACGGCGGCGGCTCTTGCACATTTCACCAGCGAGGGGACGCTGCAGGATTACCTCAACCGGGTATTCAACCGGCTCGCTGCTGTCGATGCAACCGAGAACCCAGCCACCGACGCCGAGGCGGCCGTATCCGGAGACATCGACGCCATCCTCAAACGGCTCGACGACGGCATACCTCGGTTGTTCGAGGATATGAAGAACATACAAGCCAGCCTGCGACGCCCGCTCGCCTTCTAGATGCCGTTGCCTTCGCTCAAACGAGGATCTGTTCAAGCTCCAGGACGAAAACAAGACGACCTTCAGCGCGATCGATGAGCGGTTTCAGGCGTTGGAAAAGAAGCTCGCCGAGCGTCTACGTGCCGTAGAGGACAGGTTGCTGAAGCTGGAGGCTGAACAGACCCAGCTTATCAGCGAAGCCAAGAGTGCCGCCGTCGGCGCAGCGACAATGATCTCCACCAGCGCCCTCACGGACACAGTGACGCGCCTCACCCGCGTCGAAATGGGGGTTCAACGGATCGAGCAGGGACGACTGCCGCCACCGTCATGAGCCGGCCGCCGACAGCGCGCGACTATCTGGGCCTGCACACCGTCCATGCGTTCTGTGTGCCGTGTAACCGCCCGGAAGAGATTGATCTGGCCGCGCTGATCGAAGCGGGCTACGGCGATACGCCGCTGATTGAACTGCCACTGCGTTGCGCTGAATGCGGCCACCGTGGGCATCGTATCCTGGTCAGCGGTGATCCGACGCCGGCCCATCGGCGCAAGCAAGGCCGTTGATCCAGGCGCGCGCCGCCGCGACATCCCTATCGATGAGAAGACGGACCACGGTGCGCTCCAGTTGAAGGCTGCACTGGGGGACGGTTTCCGGATGCTTGTGCAGACCGGACAGCATCGACGCGACGGCATTGTGGACCTGGCCGGCATCGAGGCAATCGAGCGCTCGACGCTTGCACCATTCCAGGTGCGCCGAACGGTCCACGTCCACCGATACAGAGAGCGCAGCGCATCGCATATAGGGCTCAAGCTAACTTGAACTCTGTATAACGCGCGTAGTGGATACTCCCTGGTCTTGTCGGTGAGGTGGGCGCGTCTATCGATCAAGAAGACGCGCCCGTGACCGCAAAGAGCCCGTGGACAGCGCCACTGCCGGCTCGACACAGGCTATAACCGGGTTGGAGTTAAGTGGCGGTTAAAGCCGGCTCATCCTTCGCCCGGCGGGTTCGCCGTCAGACGAACAGCGCGACGATCGCCTTGCCGTTCGGCGAACCGATACCCGAGCAGGGGTCGGGGCCTAGACCGGCATGGTACAGACCGTTGTTGCCGTGCATGATGTCGCGGAACGCCGTCTTGTTCTCGTAGAGCTTGGGTGCGATGAAGCCCAGCTTCCGGCCGCACGCGGCGAACAGCCCGGCAAAGAGTGGGGCGACGGCGCTGGTGCCGCCGACAACTTCGACCTGACCGTCCAGCACGATCTGATAGCCGGTGTTCGGATCGGCGCAGGCCGCGACATCGGGTACCATGCGGCCGAGACTAGGCGGTGGCCGCGGAGCGCCGGTCTGCCAGACTTGCATCGCAAACAGCGTCGAGTAGCCGCCGCCGGTGCCGGAGCCGTTCGACTTGCCGTTCTCGTTGTTCCAGACAACTTCGGTGCCTGATGGCCAGCGGCTGGTGCCGCCGCAGGATATCACCCGGCGCGCCGATCCAGGCAGATCGACATTGGCTGGCGTCGTGCCGCCATCAGAGCTGTCGTTGTCGCCTGCCGCGGCGCAGATCACCATGCCAGCGTTGGTCGCTGCCGTTGCCGCCGCATCCATCGCGTAACCATCGACCTTCCCCCACAACGCTTCGTCGAGCCCCCAGGAGATCGAACACACGTCACAGCCATCAGCCTGCGCTGCGGCAACGCCGGCGGCGATGTCCTGGCACCAGTAGATGCGCAGCGTCGCCGGCTTGCCCCCCGTGGCAACGGTGTAACTCGCCGCCGCGACCTGGATGTCCAGCGCCACTTCTCCATCAGCGTCGGCGCCTGGGCTGTTGGTCGTACCATCGACCGAGACATCGGTGATCGACGGCGCGGGCAGTTTCATCGCGGCGAATGCCTGCTCAACATCAGACTGCTTCCACCCGCCACCGAGTTCGATGATCGCAATCATCCCGCCGCCCGGTGCGTCGTCAGGCCAGTCGTAAGCGGCGCATAGCGCAGGAATAGTCCACGACATGGAATAGGGCTGTTGGGCGACTGTGCCCGACAGGCGCATGGCGTATGGTTTGACCGCAATTTTCATTCGGGCATCCTCTGGCGAAGCGGCGGCCTCGATCCACCAGACCTGGCGGCAGGCGTCGCAAGAAAAGCAGATGTCTTCGTCGGCGCCCGGTGCCGGGCTCCAGCGGCGAAACTTGAGCGCTGGTGCCCCGCAGTATCGGCACTGGCTGGCATGCGGGGTCCATTTGCTGGTGTAAGACATTACATCGAATTGCCATCTTCGTTTCTGCTGTGCAGGTAACGATCGAACGCGCGGCGCAGGCGCGGTTTCTTCGTCGCGAACTCCCAGACGCCGTAGCTGTTGCGGCACAGATCCTCCAGCGGATCGAAGCCGTGTTCGAGGAACATCGCCCACCGGCCGATGTAGGAGCGGTTCCGTTTCGCACCGTGGAAGCTATGCTCGATCACGCCATCGACGTAGCCGACATTGCCGTTGATCGCGGCCTGCGCGCGGCGCTGCCAGCGCAGCACCTCGGCACAGTAGTTCGCTGAGGTATTGCCGGGGGGCAACGTCTTGTGCGCGAGACCGGCGAGAGATGCGGCCATGTGATGATCGGCGCTGCCCATTGCGCCGTATTCGAACAGCCCGCCGATCGCATCCCAGATAGCGCGCGTTGTGCCCCACCCGAACCCGCTATTGTGCGTCAGAATGCCGTCAGCAATGATGTAGCCGTTCTCAGTCTGCAGATCGTACAGATGCCCAAGAAATTCACGACGGCCGACATAGACCACCTCATCAAGCTCTACTTGTCCGGCAAGCCCGCGCCGGAGTGCGCCGGGGTCGTCGGCATGAATGAACGGTATGCGCGACAGATCATCGCCAAGCGCGTTCCCGCTGATGTCCGTGCCGCGCATGCTGCAGCGAGAACCAGTGGGGAGATTGCCAGTACCCGTCGCCGATTGGCCTGGGATCGAGCGAGCGCCGAACGACGTCAGCAAATCGGCGCGGCGATCAGCGTTGGGATGCTCGAAAAGACCACCGAAGAGTTCAGGCGTGAAGCCGGCCGACGCGGTGGGCTGATTGGCAGGCGTGGCAAGACCGAGAGCCTGGCAAAGAAGATCATGCGAGCCAAGACGGTCGAAACGATCGGCGGTCAGATGTCCAATCCGACCGAAATTGAAGTCGCCGCTTTGCTTGGCGCTGCTGGCGTGACGTTCTGTCGTCAGGTGGCGATCGGCCCATACCTCGGCGACTTTGCAATTGGACCGGTTATTGTCGAGATCGTCAGGCAAAAGGTGTGCAAATCGGTCGCGGCCCGCACGTTCGCTGAACGAACGAACTACATCCTCAATGCGGGCTGGGGGCTGCTTTTCGTCTGGCTTGCCAAGAAGCCCGTTCCCCCGGACGTGGCGCAACACATTATCGCCCACGTTGAGGCGATCGGCTCGGACCCAGCCGCTACCCGAGAATACCGGGTGATTGAGCGAGCAGGACAACTCCTGACCGCTGGCCGTGCGAATGACGACGAGATCGCCTTCGTATGGACGCCGGCTCGCGGCTATGACCTTCCCACCTGGCACCACGAGGCTATCCCCCGGTAGGCAGTGCGGATAGACGGCCGAGCCGCCGTCACCGATCCAGTATGGTGTTTTCCAGTCAGGCGGCGCCAGCGGCTGGCCCTGCCACATCTGGTGGCAGAAGCTTGTATGGACGGCGATGATTTCGCCGTTCGGCCCGAGGTCGAGGCAACTCTTCCATGGCTGCACGATTTCATAGTGCAGCAGAGCCTTGACTGTGGCCGAGGCCCAGTCTTGCCGACGAAAGGTGATGTCGGCGTCGAGCCAGGCGATGAACTGCGCCTGGGGAGTGCGTTGTACGCCGAGGACAATTAGGTTCTCCTTTGTCCACGCGCGGGTTTTCGCGTAGACGCCAATGTGCTGGAAGCGATCGGCGTGTGCCGGATCGGACATCGGCGGCGCAGTGCAATGAAAGTCCTCGCCGGGCGAAACGCATTCGACAACAGTCAGATGCACGCCGGAATCGAGCATATGCTGCGCGAAGCGTTCCCAATGCTGGTGCGGCTGACTGAAACCCAATGGATTAAATCGCGGCGCGAAGACATGGAGCAATTTCGGGTCCATGCCAAATTGTGGAATAATGGGGGCGGAAATCACTTTGACCTCTTGGTCTGAGGAAATCATATCGCAATCGCGATATACGCTGTCGCCGCGTGCCGCTTCAACGACAGACAGAAGAAACCGTGTCGTTGTTCTAGCGATTGGTTCGGTGCTATCGTCGCGCACGCCGACCGGCCGGGATCTGCCGGGCATCTCTGATCACGCAGGCGCCTTTGCGCCGGAGGTGTCCACTGACGACCGCGCTCGACATCATCCAGGATGCCTTTGAACTGCTGGGCATTTATGGTCCAGGCGACACCGCCGCGGCGGCCGACAGCGCGCGTGGACTGTCGGTGCTGAACGACATGCTCGATGTCTGGTCAAACGAAACGTTGACCTGCTTCGCCGAACTGACCCAGACCTTCACGCTGCAAGTCGGCATCGGCGCCTATACTGTCGGACCGGGCGGCATGATATCCGGCACGCGACCGCTGCGGGTGATCGAGGCGCCCGGCAGCGCTTACCTGCTCGACACGCAGGGCAACCGCTACATGATGACCGTCGTCGACCAGATGACGTGGAACAACCAGACCACGGCCGTTGCCAACGCAAACCTACCGGACACGCTTTTCTACGATCCGCAGTATCCGCTTGGGATCATCAACATCTGGCCGACGCCGTCGATGAGCTACACGTGCTCGTTTCTGTCGTATCTGCAACTCGGTGACTTTGGCTCACTCACCGCGGTGTTCAGCCTGCCGCCCGGCTACAAGCGGGCGATCACCACCAATCTGGCGCTGTCGCTAAAGGCATACTTCACCAGTGCGCAGCTCGATCCCGACGTTCGCGAAGAGGCGCGTGAGACCAAGGCGTCGATCAAGCGCACGAATATGCGGATGCAGATTTCTGTGTATGACCCGGAATTGGTGGCTAGAAGTTCTTCTGGCGGCTACAATATCTATAACGATCGCGGAACGGGGCGCCAGTAGTGGCGAAGTCCCCAATCCTTGGCGGCTTCTCGGCGGCGCGGTCGAGGTTTCTTGCCGACAATGAATTAGTCAATCTCATAGTCGAGATAGTCGAAACGAAAGACGGGGTTGCCCCTGGCGCGCTTTACAACGCCCCCGGCCTCGATCTGGTCGCCGCACTGGGCAGCGGTCCGATCCGCGGTGTGCGCGACCTCAATGGCCTGCTCTATGTGGTCTCCGGCCCGGACGTCTACAGCCTGACATCGAACGGCGTCGCCACGCTCTGCGGCTCGATCGGCGCCGCTCAGACCCCGGTCTCGATGTTCGCCAACACCACGCAGTTGATGATTGTCGACGGCGTCGGCGGCTGGCTGGTGCCGGGGGGCTCGCCGCTCACCGGTGGCACGATCGACGCGCCTGGCGGGCTGTATGCGATCAACGACGAAATTACCCTGCAAGGCGACAGCGGAACGGCTTCGGCCAACCCGGTCATCACCGTCAGCGCGATCTCGAACAACCCGGTCACCACCTACAAGCTGGGCAGCTACGGCACCAGCTACAGCAGCGCGACCAACGTCCCGACGACGGCGATCGCCGGACAGGCCGGGGTCGGGTCCGGGCTGCTGATCAACATCTCGGCCGGCGGCGGCCCGATCGGCTCGATCGGCGTCGACAGCGGCGGTTCCGGTTATGCCGTGGGCGACACCGGGTTCATCAGCAGCGGCAGCGGCGATGCGGTCTATCAGGTCAAAACCATCAGCGGCGGGGCGGTGACCGCAGTCACCATGCTCAACCCCGGCACCTCCTACACCGCATACACCGGGGCGACGACGGCCGCGGCGCCCGCCGTGCCGGCCAACGCCGGGCTTGGTCTCAGGCTCAATATCACCGCCTCGTCCGGGCCGATCACCGGCTCCACGCTCGCCGCCGCCGGGCAGGGCTATGTCGTCGGCGCGGTCGGGTTGATCTCGGGCGGAAGCGACGACGCCACCTACCTCGTCACAGCGACAGGCGCGTCAGGCAGCGTGACCGGCTTCACCGTCAGCCAGGGCGGCGCGGTGTCGGCCGGCGACTGGCCACTGACCTTCAAACAGAAATCAACCACCGGCTCGGGCTCGGGCTTCACCTTGAGTTCGCCCGGGTATGGCGCGTGGGTCGGCGTGGTGCCGGTGATCCTGCCATTCCCCAACCCGGTCATGGGCGCGATCAGCGACGGCTTCGGCCTGCTGGTGTTCCGGGGCTCGCAATCCATCGCGCAGTCAGACGAGGCCGATCTGTCGACGTGGCAGGCGCTGAATTACGGCGTCGCCAACCAGTCGCCGGATAACTGCATGGCAATCGCGGTGATCCACGATCAGGCATTCATCCCGAAACAGCGCAACACCGAGGTCTGGGCCGATGCCGGGACGGCCGGCTTCGCCTTCCAGCCGCTGAGTGCCGTGCACATGGAATACGGCATCGAGGCGCCGTTCTCGCTGGCGAAGCTGGGCGAGGTGCTGATCTGGCTGGCGCGCAACGACCAGGGCCAGGGGCTCGTGGTCATGGCCAAGGGCTATCAGGTCGACGTCATCTCGACGCAGGCGCTGACCAACGAGTTCGACGGCTATGCCAACCGCGGCGACGCCATCGGCTACGGCTACCAGCAGGGCGGCCACGTTTTCTATGTGTTGACCTTCCCCGAGGCGAACCGGACCTGGCAGTATGACATGACGTCGAGCGCCATGCTCGGCTACCCGCTGTGGAACCGGCTTGCGGCGTGGGAAGCTGGCGCGCCTTCCGGCACGACGCCCGGCATGATGAGCCGCCACTGGGGCAACTGCTTCTGGAACTGGCGTGGCACTGGCGGGCCGATCAGTCAAACGAGCACCTATCAGGCCAACAGTGTCACCATCGTCTCACCGACACGGCTTGCCACGACGACCGGCTTGAACGGTCTGGCGCGGTCGTTCGCCACGGCATTGCTGAGCGTGTGGCTGCTGATCCCGGACGGATCCACAACCGGGCTGATCTTCTCCAACCAGACCGACGACACCCACGCCACCACCACCCCGGGCCTGTTCGTCGCGATCCATAACGATGCCACCGGCACACCGCAGATCACCGTCGAGGCGTTCGACGCCACCGGCGCCGCGATCGTCACCGCGACCTATGATTACGCGAGCTGGGGGAGCTGGGTGAACATCCTGCTCTCCATCGACACCGCGACGCAGGTCTTGCAGGCATATGCCAGCACGATCGTCTCGGCGGTGCTGGTCGAGACGCGGCTGACGCCGGTCGCGATCACCTGGGCGTCGACCAATCCGATCGCACCGGCGGCGAGCCAGCCGTGGCATTTGCAGGCGGCATCCGCATGACGACATTCGCCAGCCAGTCGGCGCAACTCAATCTGCCACCGGGCGGCTCCGCCTCGTACGCCTGTGTCGACTGGGCGCGTGGGCGCATCTATCTCTACAGGAACAGCACGATCTACAGCTTCGCCGCGACGATGGAGACGCAAAGCCCGATCGGCTCCACCACGCTGACCTTCGGCATCCAGGCGCTCGATATCGACCCGCTGACCGGCAACATCATCTGTCAGCCGGGGGGCTACAATGCGGCGCCGATCTACAAGTTCGACCAGACCAGCTTCGCACAGCTAGCCACATGGGGCAGCTTCGGCAGCTTTCCCTCGTATCCGAGCAGCCTCGTCGTCGCACAGCAGATCATCTGCGTGCAGGCCGGCACCGTCAGTTATGCGGTGATGAAGTCGTTCATCTCCGACACGCTGTCTGTCGTGCGCGTCGACACGCTGGCGCCGGCGGGGTTCCAGATGTCGACGATCTGCAAGGCCCACGTGATGTGCCGGGGGACATCAGGCGCGGCAGGCGGTGCGGTCTATCTGGCGTCTGATCCCGCCGCGAACAGCGACGGGACACCCGCTTACCTGACCGTTCAGTCGGTCACCATTCTGCCGGCGGCGTCGGCCTACAACATCAGCTCCTGGCCAACCCAGAACCCCGCCATCACGACCGCTTTGATCGCCTCGATCCCGGTCGCCACCATCGATCCGACATGGACGTACGTGTCCGCCAGCGCGATCGGGTATGACGCGATGGACGGCAACGTCATCGTCGCGGTAGGCACGACCGGGCCGGGCGGGCGGTTGGTCAAAGTCGATGTCGCAACCGGTGCGATTCTGTGGAACATCATCAATCCGTCGCCCGCCATTGCGCTGAATAATTTCAGCATTGTGGGCGGTGGACTGCCAGTCGTCGACAGCACCGGCGCGCTCATCATCGACACGATGGCCGGAACCACTGCCACGGTGACCGATAATGCCAGCGGCGTTGGCGTGGCCAGTTCGGACCAGTTGGCGCTCGTCGTGGTCTACGGCAGCGTGGCTGGCTCCCCGAACCCGACCCCCGTTAGCGGCACGCCAAGCAGCTTCGGGCCGGCGTGGTTCCTGCTGAGCGGGGTTTATACCCCACCGCAGAAGGTCATCGTGGCGGATCTCTGGTTCAGCCCGACCGCTGCCTTCGTGGATCTGACCGTGGTGTCGAACCGGCGCAGGTTCATCTCCGAGGTCGGTGCGGCGCAGAACCTCGGCGCGGACGGCTCGGCGCCATTTCAGGTCGCCCCGCCGGTGTTCCTGACCTCGAACGGCACACCGTCGAGTTTCGCCGCTGACAACGGCCGCGGCGGTCCGTTCACCGTCTCCGCCGGCACGCTCGCGGCCGGGCCGAGCAATCCGCCCCAGGCGTCCGAGACAACCGTAACGTTCGTCACCGGCTCGCCCGGGAACGGCGTGCTGGGCGACTACCGAACCGGCAACCTCTATGCGTTCAATCCGGCCACGCTCACCGATAACGGCACGCAGCGTCGATGGGTGCGGCGGTGGCGCGCGGTCGCGGGCAACAGTCCAGCCGCCAAGCGGTTCGCCTCGCTCGTTATCAACATGCAGACCGGCCAGGGCGTGCCCGCCGGGACGAAGCCCCAGGTCATGCTGCGCTGGTCCGACGATGGCGGGCGCACCTGGTCTGAGCAGCGGTTCCAGCCGGTCGGCGAACTTGGCGCGACCACGCAGAGCGTGAAGTTCAACCGCCTCGGCATGACGCGCAGGTTCGGCGGCAGCGATCGCTATTTCGAACTCAGCAGCAGCGATCCGTTCGCGGTCGCCATCATTGATGCCGAGGTCGACGTTTCATGACGTTAAAAAGCCATCAGCTCATGACGTATTTACGCATCGACGCCGGGGAGCCCGGCTGATGACGGCGTTCTTGATCACCGGCTTACCCAGGTCTCGAACCGCATGGATGGCGGTGGCGGCCACCGACGGCACGGCGGTCTGCTACCACGAGCCAACCATGCACCTGGCGCGCTGGGACGACGTGTTCGACGAGATATGGCACGGCCACGGGGGCTTCGAGCACGTCGGCATCTCCGATCACGGGCTGGGCTTTCATCTGCCGGAGATCACCCGCCGGCAGGTGCGCACGCTGATCATCGACCGGCCGATTGCCGAGGTCGATGCGTCATTGGCCAGGATCGGCCTCGGGGGCTCGAACTTCTGCGATCTGCTGGCGGAAGCCTTGGCCTACCGCCATTCGCTGATCCGGCGTGTGCCATACGCGGCGCTGGCCGATACCGACACGGTGATCGCGTGCCTGGACTACCTGATGCCCGGCGCGTTCATCGATCCCGCGCGCATCGCCGACCTCCAGGGCGAGAACATTCAGGCCGACGTGCATGCTGCCATTCGGGCGGGCATGGCGCGGGCCGACGACCTCACGGCGTTCCTGCCGGGCGAAGCGCTGGCGCGGCTGCGCAGCAAGCGATGAGCAAGCCGCCGCAAAGCCTTTCGCCGCGCGAGCCGATGGTCGATGCCAACGGCTTGCCGACGCGCAACTGGTGGCGCCTGATCGACAGCCTGATAGGGCAGTCCGGCAAGACCGCCGCCCCGCTGACGGTCAAGGCGAACGCCATCTTCAATGATGGCACACTGACCAACGGCGGCACCATCTCATCGCCGGAACTGCCGGCCGGCTCGCTGATCGGCAACGCGGGCACGGTGCTGGCGCAACCGGCGATCGTGCCGATTGGCGGCGGGCTGGCGACCAGCAACGGCACGCTTGTCGCCGCGCCGCTCGCCCCGATGACACTTGCCGGCAACGCCGGGACGGTGACCGCCACGCCGGGCGGTATCGCGATCGGCGACAACCTGACGCTGACCGCCGGCACACTCAGCGCCACCGCCACCGCCACCGACGACGAAACCCTGCTCTACTCAATCCGCGACACGCGCGGGCAGGCGGCGACGCTGGAGGGGGATCTGGCGGACGCGATGACGCTCGCCATGCTGCCGTCCCGGCAAGATGTTTCTTCGGGCGGCGCGGAGACCTTCACGTTCACCCAGGTGGCGCCGCTGGCGACCTGGACGGTGGACCACGACCTCGACCGGTTCCCGTCCGTTGCTGTCGTGGATTCGACCGGCAACATGGTCGAGGGCGACGTTATCTATACTGACGCCAACACGATCACGCTTAGTTTTGCCGGCGCGTTCAGCGGCATCGCATATTTGAACTGAAAGGCGCCCGGCCATGTCGCGTTCGTTTTTGACATCGATCAACATGAACCAGAACCAACTGCTCAATCCGCAGTTGCAGAACCTCGCCACCGCGCCAAGCTCGCCGGTCGTCGGGCAGGTTTACTACAACACCGTCAACAACGCCGCCTGGGTCTGGAACGGCACGACCTGGCAGCCGACCGACGCCTCGCTGAGCACGATCATTCCAGTCTCGGCGATCCCGGCTTTTGCTAGCACGGTGCTGGGATACCACCTCAATCAGTTCGCCGCCCCAACGGCCAACCTGGCGATGGGCGGCTACCAGATCACCGGGCTGGCAACATCGCAAAGTTCGACCGGACAAGCGGCGAGCTGGGATTTCGTCACCGGGCGCAACCTCAACACGATCGCGGGCGCGGCGGCGACGACGGCGAACTGGGGCAACGGCGGCTTCAAGATCCAGAACATCGGCACGCCATCGACGGCGGGCGACGCGGCCGAATACACCTGGGTCAACACCCGCCCGCTGAACACGTTTGCCGTGCCAACCGGCAATATCGCGATGTCCGGCTACACGCTCACGGGGCTGAACACCGGCCCGAGTGCGGCGGGGCAGGCGGCGGAATACTCGTGGGTCATCGCCCAGATCCAAAGTGCCGCGGCGGGCATCGCCAGCAAACCCCCGGTGCAGTGCATCGCGACCGGCAGCATCACCCTGTCTGGCCTGCAAACCATTGACGGGTATACCACCTTGGCCAACGACCGGGTGCTGGTCGCAGGCCAGACACCGGCCACCGCGAACGGCGTCTACAACGCCGCCTCGGGTGCGTGGACGCGCGTGGTGGACGACGGCAGCGCCCCGGGCGAGATCGAGCCAGGCGCGATGTGGCTCGTCATCAACGGCGGGACCAACGGCGGGACGCAGTGGCGGTGCAGCAATACCGGCACGATCACCATCGGCACGACGAATATTACGTTGGTGCAATTCTCCGCTGCCTCGGTCTTCACCGCCGGCAACGGTTTGATGCTTACCGGCTCGGCGTTTTCGATCAATTTGCAATCGGCCAGTGGTCTCGTGGTCTCGGGATCGGGTCTCGGGATCGACACGACCGTGGTCACGCGCAAATACAGCGGGACGATCGGGGATGGCACGACCACGCAGATCGTGGTGACGCATAACCTCAACACCCAGGATGTTGTGATGTCGTGCCGATTGGCTTCGACACCCTATTCGGTCGTGGACTGCGACATGGCGGCCACGAGCACCACGACAGCCACCTTTGGGTTTGCCGTCGCGCCGGTGGCGTCCTCGCTGCGGGTGACGGTGCTCGGCTAGGAAGCAAGTCATGGCGCGGACCTATCTTGGCACGGGCTACACGTTCGATAACCCGCTTTCGGTCGCCGACGCGAGCGGCAATCTGACCAGCCTGTCGATCACGAACACCGGGGCGAACGGTGTCAGCATCGAACTGACCGGCAACGGCTCGACCACGCCTAGCAAGTTCCTGCGCGTGACTAGCGGCCAGTTCCAGATCATCAACAGCGCTTACACCTCCGTCATTTTGGCTGTGACCGATCTTGGCGTGCTGTCGGCGAACGGCATCACCAGCACACCGATCAGCGGCAGCACCGGCTCGTTCACAACGCTAAGTGCGAGCGGTAGCCTAACGGTGGCAAACAGCATCACGCTCGGCGGCGTGGGAAATATCGTTAGTTCAAACGCAGTCTATTCCGGCGGCTGGAAATACATCGCGACGGATTTCGCCTGGTATTTCCGCTCCGATGGCACAACTGGCGATGTTGTCTCGCTGAACGTCGCGCCCTCGGGCACCGCAGGGGCGGCGATGACGTCCGTGCCGGCTTTTTCGGTCAGCCAGACGGGCCTGATGACGATACCGATCGGGCTGACGGTCGGTTCGAGCACAATCTACAATCCAACGCTCGCCATAACCGGCGCGGCGGGCAACCAGCGTCAAGTCGCTTTCCAAACGGCGGGTGTCGGGCGCTGGTTGGTGATGGCGGCTGCTGGAACGGAAAGCGGAAGCAATACTGGTTCCGATTTCTACATCCAGGCACTCAGCGACGCCGGGGCCTTTAACGGAAACCCATTCTGGATCTCCCGCGCCAGCGGCCTCGTCACGATGGCGAACGGCATTACCGCATCGCCCATCTCGGGTTCCTCGGGAAGCTTCACGACGCTGGCGGCGTCGGGTGCTTCTACGCTGACCGGCATTGTCTATCGCGGCAACAGCACATTTGTAGCCAGTAGCTGGACACTATCGACCACGACACGCAATCCCACGCTCGGAATTTGGCAGGATACGAACTGGGGCCTCGAACTTCGCTATGGTCCGAACAGCGTCTACCAGAGCGCGCTATTCGCTTACACGGGCGGCGAGATTTCGTTCGGTCAGTATTCTCTCAATGCGACCTTGCAATCGCAATATACGCAGTTCGCTTATTTCTCGACCAGCGGAGCGCTGACGGTCGCGACCCCCACGACACTAAGTAGCACGCTGAGCGTTGCGGGCACCGTCTCTGGCGCGGGCATCACCTCGCTGCTGGCGCCCTATGCGCTGCTGGCGGGGGCGACGTTCAGCGGGAATATTTCTGCGCCCTCCATCTTCACCTCCGGTGCGTCGATCGGCCTAGTAGGGCTCTACACTGGCGGAGCCTCAAACACCGGCTACGTCGCGTTCTACAATCCTTCGGGCACGCGGCAGGGCTATGTCGGCTATGCCACTTCTGGTGGCTACCTCTCGCTGGAGAGCGAAAACGGAAACCTCGGCTACAACGTCACGGGCCAGTTGGTCGTCAATGGCCTGACAACTGCGAACGGTGGTCTGTATGTCGCGGGCAACGCCGGCGGTATCATCCCCGCTGCTGCGCTTGGCGCGGCGCTCAGTTGGAATTACTCCAACGGTAGTGGTGAGGTAGATTTCTGGAACCAGTGGAGTGCCGGGCCACCTGCAATTTCATTCTCGTGGTATCAGCGCACGTCCACGCCGGGCGCAACGCTGCTGGCGACGCTGGGGCCGACCGGATCGTTCTGGACGGCGGGCCTGCTGACGGTCAACTCGGGCGGCCTCGTCGTCAACGCCGGCGGCGCGGCGATCACCGGCACCACGACGGTCACGGGCGCGCTGAACGTGTCGGGCATATCGACGCTCACGGGCGGCATCAACATCGGCGGCGCCGGGGCTTATTATAGCTCGAACCTGACGTATAGCGGCGGATGGAAATACATCGCCTCCGACTACGGGGCAATGCTCTACTTTGGCGGATCGAATGGTACGTCGCTCTATGTGGCGCCAACAGGCACCGCTGGTGCGACGGCGGCGATCGTGCAGGCATGGAACGTCACACCGGCCGGCGCGATGACCGTCTACGGGCCACTGACGTGTGCTGGCACAATCAGCGCGGGCACGGCAACTTTCACAGGCGGCCTGTTCGTCTCGGGCGGCACCTTCGCGCCGGGGATGCTCTACTCCGACGGCAACTGGGGCATGCTGATCCGCGGCCAGACGCGGGCGGTAGACGCGGACCTGGCGCTGTGCAACGGCGCCGGCAACGTCTCCCTTGGCATCATGGCGAGCGGCCTGACGACGATTAATACCGGCCTCGGTTTCAATTCGCAGGTCGGCGCGAATAACACCGACTGCTCGAAGCATATTGCGCTTTGGGGCACCACGTTTGGCTTCAATGTCACCGCCAGCGCGTTGAATTACACCGTCTCCACGGGCAACGCGCACTACTTCAACATCGGCGGCACGAACGTGCTCACCATCGCGGGCGGTGCGGTGTCGGTGGCGGGCACGCTGAACGTGTCGGGCACGCTGACCGCGCAGTATCTGCGCGCATCCACCGGCGCTGTCAGCCGAACGCTAGCCTCCAAGCTCGGGGATATGTTTTCGGCGCTCGACTTCTCCGGGATCGATCCGACCGGCGCGACGGACTCGACCACGGGCATTATCGCCGCACTGGCCGCCATGGGAAACGGCACTCTCTGCGTTCCGGCGGGCACCTTTTCCGTCAGCGGGCAGATCAACATCGCCGCCGGCCAGTACATCCTTGGCGTCGGACCGAGCGCCACGATCTTCAGCGTGACCAGCGCCACCAGCGACATCTTCGTGTTCAGCCCGGGCACAAGCGGCACAGATGCCGGCATGTCCAACTTCTCGATCACCAGCACGGTGACGCGGACAGCCGGTCGTTACATCCTAGACGCCACCGTGATGAACACGCAGATCCACCACTTTCATCTGGTCGGCAGCTTTGTCGGTATCGAGTTTGCGGATGTGGGCGGATTTGCCGCTGACGGCCTGATCTATAACAGCGTGGTCAGCACTGGCGTTGGCATCAAGATCAGCGGGGGCGGTGATCATTACATAGACCGAATCCTGATGGACAACCCTGCCGGTCAGCCGTCGGCGGGAATCCTGGTCACCAGTAGTGGCGGCGACTGGGTCACCGATTGCGACCTGATACGCTGCGGCAATGGCGTGGCGATGACACCGGGCAGCGGGCAGACCGTTGAATACATGTTCTTTTCGCAGGTTTGCTGCGACACCTGCTCGGGCACGCCATGGCTGCTGCAAACCAGCGGCACCGGCACGATCTACAGCATCGCGTTGGAAAACTGCTGGGGCTCGACCGGCACCAGCAATGGCATGGTGGCGAACGGCGCCGGCGGCTTTATCGACACGGTCATGCTGACGAATTATCGCGGGTTCAACAGTGGTCAGCACGGTATCTATATCGAAAATTCGGTCAAAAACTGGCGCCAGATCGGCGGCTGTATTTCCGGCAACAGCACCAGTACGGCGAATACCTACGACGGCATCAATGTTGCCGCGGGGCTCGTAAATTTCCACTTCAGTGGCATCCATATCGGCCCAAGCGGCATCTTCGCGGACCACCAGCTCCATCAGATCATGATCGGCGCCGGGGCCGGCGACGATATAACAATCATCGGCAACATGGTCGCAACGGCGAATACGGCCATCAGCATGGGCGCCACCGGGGTGAACTGCAATGTCGCGTTCAATCCCGGCTACCGAACAAGCAACCAGGGTGAAGTGCTGCTGGTAGCTGGCACGTCCTCGATTGCCGTCTCGCATGGGCTGTCGACGACGCCTGGCACCTGGCAGGTGCAACTGGTAGCGCTGTCCAACGTCGTGGCGTCCGGGGTCACGAATTTCTGGGTCAGCGCCGCAACCTCGACAACATTCACCATCTCAACCAACGCAACGGCGTCACCGGGCCTATACTTCGGATGGTCTGTTCGCGTAATGGGCGCATGACAACGTTTGGAGACTGAACAGATGAGCCCAACCGACAAGATTTCTCTCACGCTCGAAGCCCAGCAATGGCAAGTTGTCGTCAATCTGCTCGCCGAGGGGCCTTACAAGCTGGCGGCGCCGCTGATCCAGTTGTTGCAAGAACAGTTCAATGACGCCCAGCAGCCGGCGCAGGCGCTTGAGGTTCAACAACCGGCGGTTACGAACGGATCAGGTATGGCCCATCCTCGCGACAAGCGCAGCCGACCGGACGCATGAGCCGCTACCAGCTCACAAAGGGCGACAGTGTCATCCGCCTTGATGACACCGCGCTGATCCCCGCAGATCCACACAACGTCGATTGGCAGGGGTATTTGGCCTGGCTGGCGGCGGGCAACGTGCCCGCCCCGGTCGCGACGCCAATCGTGCCGACAACGATACCAGCCGCGGCGTTTTATGCGAGGTTCACTCCGGCGGAACAGTTGGCGGTGCAGACGGCCGCGAACGCCAGCCCGCAACTCGGTCTCGGCATGACCCTGGGTCTGGCGCAGGGGTTTGTTATTTTTGCGTCACCACTTCTGATCAACTGGATGAACGGCATGGTCGCGGCTGGCGCGATCACCCGGGCGCGGGCCGCCGTCATCATGACGCCGTAGGAGAAACCCGCCGATGACCGTCCAGGTCGTGCAGATGTTCCCGCCGACGACGCTGACCACGTCGGCGGCGACGCTCTATACCGTTTCGGGATCGGACACGGCGATCCTCGCCCGCGGGCGCATACGCTTCACCAACACCTCGGCCAGTGCTGTGACGGTCACGGCCTATGGCGTGGTCTCGGGCGACACAGCCGGGGCCGGCAACACGTTCTGTCAGACGCAGACGGTTCTGGCGAACGGCAACCTCGATATGGATATCCCGGTAATCCTGAACGGCGGCTTCATTCAGGCGCTTGCCTCGACCGGCGGGGTGGTGACCGCGCATTCCCTGGATGGCGTGCTTTTTTCCTGAGATGACGTGCCAGCGGTCTTGATGTAGTTTCGCTGAGGTAACCGCACCGGCGCGGGGCTTTCCGGGCAACGTTTCCTCTCACGATTGGCAGGTCCGATGCCCTTTATGGTCGCCGCCGGTATCGGCGCAGCCGGTAGCCTCGCTTCCGGCATTATTGGCAGCAACGCGGCATCGTCCGGCGCGAAGGCGCAGGAAAACGCCGCGCAGCTCGCCTCGAACACCGAACTGTCGATGTTCAACACCGCGCAGTCGGACCTCCAGCCGTATATGCAGGGCGGCACGAACGCGCTGGCGGCGCTGCAAAAGATCCTCGGCATCGGTCCGGGTGGATCAGGCGCGACCAACCCGATGCTGCAAATGCTGGGCATTGGCGCCAACGGCCAGGCCACCGGCGGCGGGATCGATCCGTCGAAGTTTCAATCCTCGCCCGGCTACCAGTTCCAGATGCAGCAGGGCGAGGATGCGATCACCAACTCGAATGCTGCCAAGGGGATCGGCGGCAACGCGCTGAAGCAGTTGCAGAGCTATGGACAAGGCACCGCCAACCAGGGCTGGCAGCAATACCTGTCGAACCTCGGCGGCGCTTACGGCAACCTGACCGACCAGTTGAGCAATCTGGTGGGGAGAGGGCAGGGCGCCGCGGGCGGGGTCGCCAGCGCGGCAATGGGTCTCGGCAGCGAAATCGGCGGCAACCAGATCGGCGCCGGCAACGCCCAGGCGAGCGGCACCATCGGCAGCGCTAACGCGCTGGGCGGCGCGCTCCAGGGCATCGGGTCCAACGCGATGCAGTATGGGCTGGCGACGAACCAGAACAACAACCTCCAGGCGATTTTGACCGCGCTCCAATCCGGCGGCGGAGGCGCCTCAAGCGGTGGCTACGGGATTTCGCCATATGGGGCGAATAACGCGATCTCCGGCAACACGATCATGTCGGCCTACGGTTAGCGGCCGATGCCAATCGACCCATCGATCGCGCTCAGCTTCAGGCCGACGCAGTTTCCCGGCTTTGACCTGGGTAACGCCGCGCAGGGCGCCAACGCGCTGGCGCAGTTCCAGGCCAACCAGCAGAAAATCCAGTCGCAGAACGCGCTAAGGAGCATTCTGTCGCAACCCGGCGCGATCGATGACCAGGGCAATCCGACCGCCGACGCGCTGAAGAAGGTGAACGCGGTCGATCCCATGACCGGGATGCAACTGCGCGACAACATGCTGGTGGCGCAGCAGAAACAGCTTCAGATGAGCGTCTACAAGACCGAGGCGTTCCAGAAAAAGAACGACATGATCTATAACGCATACGGCGTTATTGACAAAACCTACCAGGACAAAGTCAAGGCCGGGCTCATTCCCGAACAACAGGCCCGCGAAGAAGCGACCCGTGAGGTGCAGGCGGTCAACGCGGACTGGGCGCAGGGCGGGGGGCTGTCGGAGGAAGAAGCCCGACGGTTGCCGACTGAGTTCGAGCCTGTCGGGTTCAAGCGGTATTTCGACGGCTCCGACCGGATCCGCGAGATGGTGAAGACGCAATCGACGATCGACGAGCGCAAGCGGGCGGAGGCCCGCGAGGATGCGCAACTGGCGGAGACAAAACGTTATCATGATATCGAGGCGGGCAAGGTTTCGCCGGCCGCCGCGGCGGAACGCGATGTCGAGGCCATCGCCCAGAACACCATTGCCGAGGCGGAGAAGGCCAAAGGATCGCCGCTCTCCGAGGCGGAGAAGTCGCAGATCCGGCTGGATGCCCGCAACAAGGCGGCGGGTGAACGCAAGCTCGTTCAAGGCTCGCCCAACGCAATCCGGGCGACTATCGAGGGACAATTAGCCGTCGACCCGGTGTGGAAGTATAAAACGCCTGCGGAACGTGCGCTTCAGGCGGAGAAGCTGTACAGGGAAGCATCCATCGCACAGCCGGGATTGGAAGGCGAGGCGCTCGATCGGGCGGCCCAGCGGTTCCACGAAACCCTCGAACTGCCGGGTGGGTTCGGCGGTCAGGCCGATCGTGAGGCGATCATGAAGCGCGAGGCGGAACTGTTCCCGGAGAAGGGGGCCAGCCTTGAACGGGCAGCGGAGGTGAAGGCGGCTCGTTCATCCTTGGTCAAACTGACAGGACAGGCCGATGCCGCCGAGAGTTACGCCAGGACCGCGACGCGGGAGATGGACCTTGCGGTCAAAGCGATACCGAAGTCGGCAGAGCCGTTGAACAGCCAGCTTCTGACGCGCTGGGTCCGCAGCGGCGAAACCCAGTTCGGCGACGTCGATGTCCCGGTCTACCAGGCGTATCTGATCAGCTCGCTCGAAGAGTACGCGAAGATCATGAGCGGCGCGACCGGCGCGCAGGGTTCGACCGACGCGGCGCGGGCCTTGGCGCTGAAGATGGTGCCGGACGGCGCGACGTCGGAACAGGTGCCGAAGATCATCGAAGCCTTGAAGAACGGCATCGCGAATCGAACGAACTCGTATCAGGAGCAGATCGAGGCGATCAAGCGGCGGATTTCCGGCAAGCCAGACCCCGACGCGGCGAAACCTGCCGAGGCCAAATCCGGTGGTGGTGAAAGCAGTGGCGGCAATTCCTATCCGACGCCCACGCCTGACGATCTCAAGAGACTGAAGGCCGACCCGGACCTGGCGGAGCAATTCGACGCCCAATTCGGCCCAGGCGCGGCCAAGCGCGCGGCCGAGGAGATGTTGCGGAACAAAGGCGGCGGGGCTCCGGCCACCGGAACGCCCGCCGGGAAGTCAGCCGCTGCACCGTCCGGCTCGGGCAAGACGAAAGACGACCCGATTGCCGTTACCGATCCAGCCGCGGCGATGAAGTTGCCGCCCGGCACGTTCTTCCTCGCGCCCGACGGCAAGATCCGCCAGCGCCCGATGGTGTCGGCACCCCCCGCCTCTGGCCCCCTCGCCTGAAAGGTCGCCCATGCCCGACGGTTTCAATTGGGACAGCATTGGTGCGCCGGTCGAGGGCGAGGCTAAGGACAAAAAGGCGTTCGATTGGGACAGCATCGGCACGCCGATCGGATCTGCCACACCGCAAACCATAAGTCCGGCCGACGCGGCACTGCCGTTCCAGACGCCGCCCGGGTTCTATCGCGGTTCCGTGCTGCCATTTATGGCCGACGACAAGGGGAATGTCGTCACGGGCACCTACCACACGCCGTTCGGCGACTTCCAGGCGCCCGAACTGTTCACGCCGGGGATGATCGCGTCACCGATCCGGGGCCTTCAGGCTGGCGGCCAGGAGGCGCTAGGCGAGCGGCCGGTCGACGATCCGACGGTGCGCGGCGACATCAACGCCGCGACATGGTTGGGCGCCCGGCCGGCGCCAGGCGGCATCCCGTCTGCGCCGCGGATGAATTTCGCCGAGGAACCGTTTGGTCCAGACGGAGCGCCCGGCGGCAGACCTTCGCCGGGCGCACCGCCCGGTGCGCCCGGCGATCCGCGCAAAGGCGACAAACCGTTGGCCTTGCCCGCGCCGGAAGCGGCGACCGCTGCCCCGCAAGCGAAGCCGGCAGGGGCAGGGACGGGCACCGCCTCCGCGCCCAACCCAGTATCGCTCAAACGCGGCGACAAGGTCACGGTCATCAATCCGGCGATGGGCGGCGAAACCCCAGGCACGGTGTTCGGCGTGCGCGACGACGGCAGGGTTTGGGTGACGCAACCCGACGGCAAGAACAAGCTGTATGAGCGCGACCCCGTCACCGACCGGTTGCAGGCGGTCGAGCACGAACCGCCGCCGGAGGCCAAGCCAGAGCCCGAACCCGAGAAGCCGAATACCCCGGTTCCCAAGGCGGACGCCAAGCCCGGCCACATCGTCACCTTCGCCAACGCGGAGGGCGAGCACACCACCGGCAAGCTGGTCGGCACGCGCGCCGACGGCCGTCATGTTGTCGACCTCGGATCGGATGGCAGCGGCGAGCGTGTGTTCGTCCGACCTGAACAGGTGGTCGCGGCGCGGACGCCGCCGGCGGAGACGCCGCGCACCACGTCGGGCACCTCTGCAAGCCAGGACGCCGATAAGCCAACAAGTGAGGACGCGGATAAGTTAAAAGCTCAAGACGCAGATACGCCAAAAAGTCAGGACGCCACGACGCTCGCGACCAAGGCCGACGAACCGACCGAAACGACCAGCACCGCCACAACCGAAAAGCCGGCCGCCGCGACCGACACACCAACGCCCGAGCAGCCGCTGACGACCACGGAAAAGCCTGAAACGAAGGCCGCGCCGGAAGCCGAGGCGAGCAAGCCCGCGGGCGAAACCGCCAAACCGGCACCGACCAACGTCAACCCAGGCGGCATATTTGTTCCGCCGCCGCCCGACCACGACGAAAAGGAAGAGGTTACCTACACCACCAAGAAGGGCCGTATGCTCACCGGCACGCTGCACAAAGACCTCGACGCCGACAGCGCGCGGAAGCGCGACCCTTCCGCTTTCAAGCTGGGCGACTACTGGTTCATCCGCTCGAACCCGAAGAAACCGAAGGCTGCGGCCGAACCGGCGGCGGAAGCGGCGCCCGAGGGATCGGCACTGGAACCGACACCCGTGCCCGACATCACCAACGCCGAACATGGCCCGTGGACCGACACCGGTAAGAAGAACGGCGACGGCCAGGCCATCTACGAGAACCCGAACGGCGTGCGCGCGGTCAACGACGACGGCGTGCCGCACATGGAGCCGACCGACGAGCACCCCCAGAAAGGTCGCGTGCCGCGTGACCCGGAGGCGCGGCCGCCGAAGTTCCTGCCACGCGGGAAGCGTGTCTCCGACACGACGGTTGAGACCCGGCAGACAGAAGCCAAAGCGAAAGTCACGCCGGAAAAGTCGCCGATTAAACCGACCCAAACGGGCGGAGCGCCAGGCCGTTGGACCGAGATCGGCAAGAACCGCGACGGCCATCCGGTCTACGAGGACGAAAACGGCGTGCGATCCTATGTCGCCGACGGCATTCGCTCCACCGAGAAGGTCCGCGTCGGGCCGCGAGGCTCGAGCGTCGCCGCGCCAGAGGACAAAGACCCCGACTATCAGGTGGTCGAGCCGAAGCCACCCGAACCCGAGGCGGCCCCGCCGGCAGAGTCCAAACCGGACAAGCGGAAGGCGACACACGCCGATGTTCCGACGCTTGCCGATCCGGGCGAGAAGCCGTTCACCTCTGCCGACATCGGAACGAAAGTAAGGCCGAAGGCCGGCAGTGGTCTCGACGTCGTCAAGAACGCGGGCACCATCAGCCACGTTCAATCGTCGTCGCGCGGGGAGATGATCTCGGTCAACGGCGGACCTCACTTCTACGGCGTGGATTTCGAGCGTGTGCCGGCGCCCGCCGAGACGGACCAGGCGTCGGCAGAGTCCAAACCGAAGGCCCCTGATCGCGGCATAAACGAGACCGCTTTCAGGAACGCGATCAGGCACACCGGATCGGCCCAGCACGACGGCACCTGGCGCATTGTCCCGCTGCCATTCGTGCCCAACCGCTATGCCGTTGAATACACACCAGGGCTCGCGAGCACGGATGCCGGCAAGCGGCGGGTCGATGGCGCACCCGACGGGCAGGATCCGTGGACGCTGGAGCAGGCGCAGGAAGCGGCGGCCAAGATGGCGGCGAAGCGGCGGCCGTTCGACGAGCAGCCGAAAACGCACCCCGGCCTCGTCGTCACCAACATCCGCAGCGGCAAGACGACCACGATCCAGCCGCCCGGCACCGTACCGCCCGAGCCCTCGCCAGCCCCCCCAACCCGGACGATCACGCCTGAAGACCTGGAGCGGGCGAATTTGCGCGTTGTCCCGGGGGGAGAGGCGGCAGACGCCAAATTCGTCCTGCCGGATGGCCGCATGATCGACGGCTGGGACAACGAGACGCACGACGAGATCGTCCGCATGCTGGATGGTGACGCGCCACCGTCCGGCGATCCAGCCCGCCGGGTAAAGGATTTCGTCGATGCGACCCATGCCGCCGAGGTCGGTCTGGCGAAGGATGACGAGCTGAACACACCACGCGGAAGGCGGGCCTCCGACCCGACTGACGTCTCGATCAGGCATAAGCTGACGCCGCCGCAGACGACATCCATCGCGACATACGTTGAGGCCCGCATTGCAACTGCGGACGCCGAGGAACCCGCGATCAAGGTCAATTACCGGGGCGACACGTTCCTGGTCGACAGCGCCCGGCGGTTCCGGGGCGAAGCCGCGGCGATTGCGGCGCAGGCCGATCTGTTCGGCTGGTCCCCGGCGGCGGTGGACGACGAGATCGACGACATGGAGGGCTACGACCCGGCGCCGCCGCCGGTATCCGCCGCATCCTACACGCTGCGCGCCCGTGGCTTGCTCCGCGCTCTGCGCGAGGACGGCGCGACGGATGCGGACGTTCGACGCCGCCTGGCCGAGATGGTTGAAGGCCCGGAGGAAGGCCGTCGCAACCAGCAGGCGATAGCGGGGCGGGCGCTTGAATTGCTCGACCAGGAGGTGAAGCCGGCGGCGGTCGAGGAAACCGCGGCAGACGTGTGGGCGAACGCCAAGCCCGGCGACAGCCTGGGGAAATACGGAACGCTGATCGCAAAGGGTATCGAGACCAGGGAAGAAGCTGACCAACTGGCGGCTGACACTCCCCGCAGTGCGGTGTGGAGCGATGACGACATGTTCGCCGTCGTCCAAAGGCCGCCGGTATTCACGCCAGTCACCGACAACGACCCGGAACTGGTGCGGCAGATCAACGAGATTGCCGACGAATGGGAAAAGCTAGGCAACCCCGGCATGGCGAAGGCGGTTCGCGCCAGCGCCAATCTGAAGCTCACGCCTGAAAGAGTGGAGTTCAACCGGCAGAAACTGGCGGACGCCAAGGCTGCGGCCGATCCCGCCAATGCGCCCGAACTGCCGCACGAGACTTTCTCCCTCGACGAGTTCATGCCGACCAAGGGCCGGGACGCGCCTCGCCAGTGGCAGCAGTTCAAGGATATCGCATCCCCGGATGCCAGGGCGCTCACCGATCAGGTGCAGCAAGCCGTGCAAACCCAGGTCGATCGCCTGAACGCGATGGGATTGCGCTTGTACGAAAGGGGATTTGGCGTTCCCAGCAGGCGCGGCTCCGACCTCAAAGACCGGCTTATGGGTTTGTTGGGTTCGTTCAGCCGCTTTGTGAACGGGCACATTGCAGTTCAGAAGGGCTACAAGAACGCCGACCCTGCGCGCTACGCCATCGACCGGCAGGACGTGCTCAATCAGTTGGCGGAGATCAACGATCCCGGCAGCACACAATCGGCGGACCAGACCGGACCGGCGTTGCAACCAACCGGTGGTGCGCCTAGCGTCGACGGCCAGGAGACCAGCGATGGAGTTCAAACTACCGTACGTCCAGGCGATGCGGGAGAAGGCGCCCAGGATGTTCATGGAAATGCGCCGGGCGGGGACGCTGGACCAGCACCTTCAGGACAAGAGCCTGGAGGCGCACCGAATGCTGACGGAAATGCTGGCACGCGCCCCCAAGGATCAGTACGGCGACCCGACAATGCAGGCGAGACGGGAAGCGGAGGAGACAGTCAGGGCGACCCTGATAGAGTTCCCGGCGGAGGAGACGAAGCGGGAGAGCCGCCAGCAGCCACCGGACGCCCTCGGGACCAGCGAGGGCGCGTAGCCGGGCCGAACGTCAAGGGCCAGAACTTCGTCATAGAACCGGGCGACGTCGCCGAAGATCGAGGCCGCGTCACCAAGGCGCGCGACAACATCGCCGCCATCGAACTGGTCAACCGGCTGAAAGAGGAAGCCCGGCCGGCCACCACGGCGGAGCAGGCGGTGCTGGTGAAGTACGTCGGCTGGGGCGGGATCAAAAACATCTTCCGCGACAGCACTGGCCAGTTCGGCAAGGGCATGGAGACCTTGGGCTACCGGCTTCAAGACCTGCTGACCCCGGATGAATACCGCGCCGCCGAAGCCTCGACGCAGAACGCCCACTACACCGCCGAGCATATTGTCCGCTCGATGTGGCAGGCTGTCGAGGATATGGGCTTTAGCGGCGGGTCGGTGTTCGAGCCCGGCATGGGCATCGGGCACTTCCTCGGCATGATGCCGCCCGATCTCGCCGAACGCAGTACCTATCGCGGCCTGGAGATGGACCACCTGACGGCCGATATCGCCAAGCTGCTGTATCCGCAGTCAGCCATCGTGCGCGCCGACTTCGCCAAGCGGGTGCTGCCCGAGAAAGCATTCGACCTGGTCATCGGCAACCCGCCATTCGCCGACGTGGTGATCAACTCGGACCCGAAATACGCCGCCAATCGCTTCATGCTGCACGACTATTTCTTCGCCAAGTCGATCGACGCGGTACGTCCCGGCGGCCTGCTGGCGTTCGTCACCAGCGCCGGCACGATGAACAAGATCAACCCCAAGGCACAGAAGTATCTGGCGGAGCGGGCGGAGTTCCAGGGCGGCGTGCGGTTGCCGTCAAGCGCGTTCCGGCAGAACGCGATGACCGACGTCACCACCGACATCCTGTTCTTCAAGCGCCGCATGGCGGGACAGATCGAAATCGCCGACGATGCGCCGCTGCCCGACTGGACCGGCACCGTGCGGCGCGCCCTGCCGAACGCTGAAGGCACGACGACCGAGGGCGAGGTCAGTCGCTACTTCTCCGACCATCCCGAGATGGTGCTGGGCGAAGAGGGGTTTTTCGACAAGCTCTACAAGGACCGCTACGCGGTGCACGAGCGGCCGGACAGCGATCTCGCCAGCGACCTGCGCGCGGCACTGGAGCGGTTGCCCCGTGGGGTGATGGAGGACGAGCCGACGCCGGATGTGCGCGCCGCGCTCGACTTCGATGCCCCGGAAAAGAAGGATGGTAGCTTCTATCGCGCCGAAGACGGCACGCTGATGCAGTACAGCCGCGGTGCCGGGCGCCCCGTGGCGGCGCGCGGTGCCGGGGTTAAAGGCGGCTTCACGGCGGCCGACCGTGACCGGGTTCTGAAGCTGATCCCGGTCCGCGATGCGCTGCGCGCGGTGTTCGCCGCCGACCTGGCGCGCGATGAAGCCGCTGGTGCCGCGGCGCGCAAGGATCTCAACCGGCACTACGACAACTTCGTCAAGTTCTTCGGCCCGATCAACAAGGCGGAGTTCTCCTACAAGCGCCCGTCGATCGTGCAGCAGGAAACCGCACGGGCGGAGGCCCGCGAGGAGTTCCGATACCTCGGTGACTATTTCAACGAAGGCGATTTCGATCCGTCGGCGATGTTCGCGGCGAAGGCCACGATGACCGAGATTGCCGAGGCCCGGCAGAAAGCGCGGGTCGCCGCACTGGAGTCCGGCCGGGGCTTCAAAGAGGGCGAGTTCGATCCCGCCGACATGGCCGACGTGGTGATCGAGCGGCGGCCCAACGTCAAGCCGTTCATGACGGACCCGGAGAGCTACCGGCTGCGTTCGATCGAGGACTACAACGACGCCACGGGCGCCGCCGCCAAGAAGCCGATCTTCACCCGCAGCATCCTTAAATTCGAGGAGGAGCCGCAGATCAATTCGCCGCAGGACGGCGCGCTGTGGTCGATGAACAAGCTGGGGCGGCTCGATATCGGCGCCATTGCCGAAAAGATGGGCATTGCGCCAGAACAGGTTGTCGCCGGGTTGGGCGATGCGATCTACCGGGTGCCTGGCACGCGCGAGACCTATCAGACGAAGGGCGAATACCTGTCGGGTGACGTGGTGACCAAGCTCGATGTCGCCCGCGCCGCAGCCGAGACCGACCGCGAGATGGCGCGCAACGTGTCCGCGCTGGAGGCGGCGCAGCCCGCCCCGCTGCCGCCGTCGCAGGTGACGATGATGCTGGGTATGCCGTGGATCCCGGCGAAGGTGGTCCTGGATTTTGCCCGCGACCATCTTCAGATCGGCCAGCCCCGGATCATCTATTCGCCCGAACTGGGCGCATGGAATGTGGAGGAGCCGAAAGGCGGCGGCAACCGCTTTCCCGGCTACCACCAGTGGAGCACGCCCGACAAGGACGCCTACGACCTGCTGGGGCACGCGCTGAACCGCACCAAGCCGAAGATCATGATGGGGCCACGGGAGGAACGTGTCGTTGACACGGTCGCGACGCAGGCGGCGTCGGACAAGATCGAGGCGATGAAGGAAGCCTTCTTCGGCCTGGAAAGCCGCCTTGGCTGGGTGATGGACGATCCGGCGCGGGCCAACGCCCTGGCCGACATCTACAACGCGAAGATGAACCGCACTGTGCCGCGGGTGCATGACGGCGCCTACCTGACGACGCCGGGCGTCGCCGCGGGGTGGAGTTGGCGCCCACATCAGACGCGCGTGGTGTCGCGGATCATCCTGGAGGGCAGCACCTACATGGCGCATGCCATCGGCGCCGGGAAGACCAGTGCCATGATCGGTGCCGGCATGGAGATGAAGCGGCTCGGGCTGGTGAGGAAGCCAATGTATGTGGTGCCGAACCACATGCTTGGCCAGTTCACCAAGGAGTTCTACGAGCAGTATCCAACGGCGCGCATCGCCGTGGCGAGCGAGGAGCAGTTCCACACCGGCCGGCGCAAGCAGTTCATGGCGAACGTCGCGCAGGACGACCTGGATGCGGTGATCATCACCCATTCCAGCTTCAAGAAGATCCCGATCAGCGACGAGTTCCAGGCGGCGCTGATCGAGAAGAGATCCAGACGCTGCTCGCCGCGATCAAGAAAAGCCAAAGACCGCTTTACCGTCGGGCGGCTGCAAAACCAGATCGCCAAGCTGCGCGAGAAGCTGTCGAAGGCGACCGGCGGCGACAAGGACGAGACGCTCACGTTCGAGGAGATGGGCATCGATTTCCTGTTCGTCGACGAGGCGCATGGCTTCCGCAAGCTCAGCTTTGCCTCGGCGCAATCGAGCGTCAAAGGCATCGACCCGGCGGGCTCGGCGCAGGCGTGGGATCTCTACACCAAGGTTCGCTATCTCGATCAGCAGAAGCCCGGCCGCGCCGCGGTGTTCGCCTCGGGCACGCCAGTCACCAACACCATGGGCGAACTGTATTCGCTCAGCCGCTTCCTTCAGCCGAAAGCGATGGCCGAGCGCGGCGTCGCGCATTTCGACGCATGGGCACAGACCTTCGGCGCCATGAAGACCGAACTGGAAGAGACCCCGGCCGGCACCTACGCGCCGCAGACGCGGTTCCAGCGCTTCATGAACATGCCGGAGCTGTACCAGATGGTCAGCGGCATCATGGATATCGTGACATCGAAGGAACTCGAACAATACGTCGTCCGCCCGAAGCTGAAGGGCGGCAAGCGCGAGCAGCACATGGCGCCGCGCACCGACATCCTGGACCGCTATCAGGCGCAGCTCGGCGCGCGCATGGAGGCGATCAAGGCGCGCCGGGGCAAGCCGTCGCCAGGCGACGACATTATCCTGTCGGTGATCAACGACGGGCGGCACGCGGCGATCGATCCGCGCTTCGTCGAGCAGTCCCAGAGCGATCCGCGCTCCAAGCTGAACATGATGGTCGACAACGTCGTCCGCATCTATCGCGAGACGGGCGACGTGCAGTTCTACAGCCCGGGGAGCAATTACACGGCGCCGAGTTTCCGCGGCCCGGCGACGCAGATGATCTTTGCCAACCTCGGCGTCAACGGGCGCGGTCCGGCGGGGTTCTCGTCCTACAAATGGATGAAGGAGGCATTCCGCCGGGCCGGCATCCCGGCCAACGAAGTGGCCTTCATCGGCGACTACAAAAGCACGCTCGCCAAGCAGACGCTGTTCAACGACATGAACGAGGGCAAGGTCCGCATTCTGATCGGGTCGGTGCCGAAGATGGGCACGGGCGTCAACGCCCAGCGCCGCCTGATCGCGCTGCACAACCAGGATCCGCTCTGGTATCCGGCCGATGACGACCAGCGCAACGGCCGCATGCTGCGCCAGGGTAACCATAACCCCGAGGTGTCGATCCACGACTACACGACGTTCGGCACCTATGATTCGCAGATGTGGAAGATGATGGCCAGCAAGGCTGGGTTCATCGAACAGTTCTTCCGCGGCGACCCGAACCTGCGCGACATGGAGGATATCGGCGAAGCCAGCCAGTATGCGCAGGCGTCGGCGATGTCGACGACCGACCCGCGCATCATCACCCTGACGCAAATGAAGGAGGACGTGGCCAAGGCCCGCCGCCGCCAGTCGGCGCACGAGCAGGAGCAGTGGACGTTGCGGTCGCGGATGGAGGGACATCTGGCGGAAGCCGCCCGGCTGGAGAAGCTGGCTGGGCTGATTTCGGAGGACATCACCAAGCGGCAGGACACGCGGGGCAAGAATTTCACCATCACGCTCGACGGGGAAACGATCACCGACCGCGACGAGGCCGACGAGGTGATGCCGATGCTGGCCATCGAGCGAGCCGACAGCATGGCGGTGGGCGGCACTTCGACCATCGGCCGGTTCGGCGGGTTCCCGGTCCAGGTGAACCTGTATGGCAAGAACGGCGAGCACGTGATCCAGTTGGGTCTGTCCGGCGGGCGTGTGTCTTGGCTGTCGCGGCCGGGCGTGGTGGCGTCGGCTGAATACAAGCTGCGCAGCTTTGAGAGCGACCGCGCCGAAGCGATACAAAAGGGCGCCGAAGCCACCCGCGACGCGCAGGCGATTGCGCCGAACATCGGCAAGGCATTCGATGGCGGCCCGGAGATCGCCCGGTTGGCGAACGAAATCCGGCAACTGGAAGCGACGCTGAAGGCCGAGGCCGCGGCGGTCGAAGCTGCCAAAAACGGTCGGGCGCCGCCGCCGCCAATAGAGAGCGCGGGTCGCGGCATCCGGGTTCACTCCCACGCCCGGCCTGGAATGGACCACCGACGAGGGCGAGCGCGACGTTCGCGGCCTACCCGCCGGCGGCCTGGCCGAAAGCAGCCCAGTGCCGCTCTACAGCGCGGTGCAGCGTGCGGCCGACGGGCTGAAGCAGGCCAAGGGCACCGGCGAGCAGATGCTGTCGATGATCGCCAGGACGCCTGGGGTGAAGCCGGAAGAGATGGAGTGGATGGGCCTGCCCGACTGGCTGCGCGGGCGGCAGACGGTCACCCGCCAGGAAATCCAGGATTACGTGCGGGCGAACTCGCTCGATGTGCGCGAGGTGACGCTGGGCGATTTCCAGGGTGCGGTCAATGCGGCGGAAATGGCACTGTCCGAGGCATGGCAGGCTCGCAACGTCGCGCGCGGCGCCATCGACAACATCTTAAACCGCTACTACCGTTATGCGGTCGAGATGAACGGCGATCGGCTCTACATTGAAGACGTGACCGCCGGGCTGGAAGACGGCGTTCTGAAGCCGCTCGACCTGCCCGACCGTTATGGGGCGGGGCTGCCTGACGCCGCTGCGGCCTACAAGCGCGCCGCCGACCATGCCAAGACCGCCGAGGCGCAATTGGACTCGGCGAAGGCGGAGGCAAAGGCCGCCAAGCCGACGAAGTTCGGAAGCTGGCTGAAGCCGTTCCAGACCACGGACAAATACCGCGAGATGCTGCTGACGCTGCCGCCGAAGACTGGCGCGTGGGAAGTGTTTGATCCCCATGACGGGTTCGCTGTCGCGTCGTTCGACACCGAGGCGGAAGCAAAAGCCTATGCGGCTCAGCGCGGCCAGCGTTTCGACTACGGTCTGAGGGACGCGGCTGATAACCCGGCCACGTTCAAATCCGGCCACTGGAACGAGCCGAACGTCATGGCGCATGTCCGCTTTGACGAGCGCACAGCACCCGACGGGGCGCGGGTGCTGATGGTCCAGGAGGTGCAGAGTGATTGGGGGCAGGCGGGCCGCAAGCAGGGCTACAAATCCCCCGACGCGGCGAACGAGGTCCGGCGCATCCAGGAGTTGATCGACCAGAACCGCGAAGAACTGGATCGGCGGGAGCCCGGCATCGACTTCGGTTATGAGGGGGATGTGCAGCGGGCGTATGGTCGGCACCCGGATCTGGCCGTGCGCGAAGGCGCTTTGTATAGCGAACTCGCCCGCGCCAAGGAGGCCAGGGATAACGGCGTTCCGCCGATGCCGTTCAAGACCTCCTGGCCGATGCTGATCATGCGCCGGATGATCAAGTTCGCCGTTGATAACGGGTTTGACCGGGTCGCGTGGTCGCCTGGAAGCGTGCATGCGGACCGCTACAGCCTCGCGCGGCAGGTCGATGCGGTCATGGCAACCCGCTTGCTTGACGGTTCAGGCAACTATCGCGTTGAGGCATTCAAGAACAACGACCGCCTGTTCGATAAAACCGTGCCAGAAAAGGAACTGCCCGACACCATAGGCAAGGAACTGGCCGAGAAGATCGCCGCGCAGTCCGATGGCCTCAAAAAATACACCGGCCTCGATCTGAAGCTGGGCGGCGAGGGCATGAAGGGCTTCTACGACGACATCCTGCCGAAAGAGACGAACAAGATCATCGGCAAGTTCGGCGCCAGGGTCGGCAAGGGCGACGTCCGCACGGCCGCCCCGTTCTACGACATCGTTTCGGCGGATGGTCGCGAGAACTACGCGACGATCGCCACTCGCGAGAGGGCCGAGGCCGCCCTGCCTAGTGTCGCGGCTAGTCTTGGCGTCCCCGTTGATACGTTGCGCGTGCAGCAGGGTCACGGGGAGCAGACTGCGCCGGTCCACCAGTTTGACATCACCGAGCCCATGCGCGACGCGGTGCAGACGCAGGGCATGGCGCTGTTCGAGCGCAAGCGCGGGATAACGCAAAATAAGGCGGCAAAAAGCGGGATGTCGCGCGGGGAGCGCGCCGTTGGCGCGACGCCTACCACCACGCCTCGGCCAGCATCGGCGCCGCAGGTCTCGCGTTGGGTCGGTGGCGGCGGCCCCGGGTTCCGTGATCTGCTGCACCTCGCCCCGGAAGCGGGACACGCCGCGGCGGCATGGGTCGTGGAACGTGGCCTGGCGACCGGCGCTGAGCATATCGCTGTGGTGGACAATCGAACCGGTGCGATCGTGCACGCCGGGACGAACGGACTCGTTGGGAACCTGTGGCTCGACTTCGTAAGCACGCCGACTGAGCGCGACGCCTACACGATCCATCACAATCACCCGCGCAGCACTGCGATATCTCCCGAGGATATTCGGATATTGGCCAACCCCGGCATCAGAGCGGTGGTCGCGCATGGGCACGACGGCAACTTTACGCGGGTTTGGCCAGGGGCGGGGCTTGCGCTGAGAACGCGCACCCCCGCGAATATCCGCAAGAACTCAAAAACATTGACCGAGGCATATGCCGAGGCGGACGCGCGAACCCAAAAGCTGCTGCAATGGCTGGTCGATGAGGACAAAATCAGCCCTGATGAGGGCCACCATTTCTGGTACGATGTCACAAATCGCTTCCTTCAAGCCGATGGCATAATCGACTATCTATCCAGTCAGCCGCTGCCCGCGCCGATCAGGATGGCGCTGCACAGGGAATTAAGGAAACTCGGCCATGTGGATGCTCGATACACCGTCTCCGTTCGCCCCGAGGAGCGAAATGCTGGCCTTCCTGGAGGAGTGCGAGAAGATCAAGGACCACGATCCACACGGTCAGGTTCAGGCGGCGATGGAGAAGGTGCGGGGATATCTGGCAAAGCCGGACCCAAGGGAAGCGGTGGCGAAACGGGCGGCGGCGGTCTCCGCGAAGAAGCCGGCAGCGTAGACGAAGGCAGCAACGCCCTCGCCCGCCTGATGCCGCCGCCTCGCACGCCTCCCAGCACGAACGCATTGGCGCGCATGTCCTGACCTGCTAGACCGTTCGCCTACCGCACCGGCGCGGACTTGCCGGGCATCATCAACACCCGCCCGCCCGTCACGCCGAAAGGCGTGCATTCGCCCGGTGAATGACCGATGCCCGACATTGCTCGAACAGAGCGTCCTTCAGACGACACCATCCCAACCATCACCGTCAAACCGGGCGACAAGGCTGACGGCGAAGGCAAGCCGATCGCTAAGGGGGCGAAACTCAGCCGCGACCAGATCTCCGCTCTCATCAAGCAGGAAATGCCCGGCCTGTCGGCCGCCGGCACCGAGGGCGTGGTGCGCAACGTCATGCGCGAGAGCGGTGGCGATTCCAAGATCATCGGTGACGGCGGTACGTCGGGCGGCATGTTCCAGCACCACAACACCCGTTTTGCCGACCTCAAGGCGTTTGCCAAGAGCGCCGGCACGGACTGGCAGGATCCGGTGACCCAGGTGCGGTTCGCCGCCGGCGAAATGAAGAAGAGCTATCCGACGTTGCTGGCGCAACTGAAGCGCGCCGATGACCCGGCGGAGGCGGAGGACAGTTTCAAGCGGGTGTTCGAGCGGCCGGCCTCGATCCTGTGGGCGAACAAGCCGAAGCTGGACAGCGACCGCTACCGGTTCAGCGACTATGCGCTGGGCGAGCACAAGGGGCGGAAGAACACCGACCTCGTTTACATGAGCCCGGGCGATTACCTCGATCTCGCGCCCGACTTCGAGGCCGAGCCCCGCACCAGCGCCAGCGGGAAATCGCTGAAGAACTCGCTCGACCGCGGCGACGAGGTCGAGGCGATCCCGACGCTGGATATGCGGGTGAAGGGCAACACCGGCACGGTCACCGACCAGGACGGGCGCCACCGCGCGCTGATGGCGCAGGACGAGGGCATCGAGAGCTATCCCGGTGGCCATCCGCAACGTCGGGCCGGAAGGCGCGCGGTCGAGCGTCGTGCCGGAAGGCGCGCTTTCGCGCGATGGCGGCGGCAAGGCGGAGCCGACGGAGATCCAGGGTCTGTCGGGCACGGTGCTGCCGTATGATTTCCAGAAGGCGAAAGATGCGCCGCGCTCGCTGTTCTCCCGGGCGATGGGCACGCTGATCCCCTCGGCCGTCGCGGCAGAACCGCGCTCCTCGCGCGAGGCGGCGGAGCCGAGTGGCGGCAATTGGTGGGATAAAAAGCCTTCCGGCACGCCAGCCCCTGCTGAAGCAGAAGCCAAATCAGCGGGCAACTGGTGGGACAAAAAGCCTGAACCGGACGGCGCGATTATGTCGGGGATCAAGGGCGCGGCGGAGGGCTTCGGCCGCACGGTGCTGGGCGGCCAGGAGCTGGTCGGCAAAGGACTGGAGGCGGCATCAGACATGATCTCGCCGCCGAAGCGGACGCTGAGCGATCTGGTTACCGGCGACGCACCGCAGCGCGGCATGATTGGTCGCGCCGGCGAGTGGCTGGTCCAGGACGCAAGGGGAGGGGCAGACGGCAAAGGCGGCATGGCCGGTCTGACGAAGGAGATGGAGGCGGACCATGCGGCGCACCCATACGCGACCGGCGCGGGCGAGATGGTCGGCGAAATGGCGATCCCCGGAGGCGTCGCGGGAAAGGTCACCGGCAACGCGCTTCGTGCGGCGGCACTCAGTGGCGGCATATCTGGCCTCTTGTCACCGGGTTCGGAAGGCGATCATTTCTGGCGGGACAAGGCGCTCCAGGTTGGTGGCGGCGTTGCCGCTGGCGCGGTTACGGGCAAGGCCGGCGAAGTCGTGGGCGGCATGATCGCCCCGAAACTGACCGAGGCGGTGAAGATGCTGGGTCGTGAGGGCGTCATCCTCACGCCGGGCCAGATCAAGGGCGGAACCGCCAAGCGCGCAGAGGATATCCTGGCCAATGTGCCGGTTCTGGGAAGCCAGATCAGGAAGGCGCAAAACCGTAGCCTGGAGACCTTCAACCGGGCGGCGATCAACCGCTCATTGGCCGACATCAACTCCAGACTGCCGGACGGGGTCGTCGGGCACGACGCTATCGGCGAGGCGGAACAACAGTTTCGCGCCGCATACAATTCGGTCATCCCCAGCATGCGGGGCATCCGCGATCCGGCGTTCATGAACCAGTTGAACACCATCATCACCCGCGCCCACGCGCAGGGGACGCCGACGGAACTGCCGACCGAGTATATCAACCGGCTCCGCTACGCGATCCAGAACGAGATCGTCGATCGGTTTGACGCCAACGGACACATCAGCGGCGATCTCGCGCAGGACGTCGGCACCCGGCTCGACGGTCTGATCAAGCCGATGATCCAGTCGGACAATCCCTACAGCCAGAATGTCGGCCGCGCGTTGCGGGAGGCCGACAAGGCGTTCGACCGGATGATGGAGGCGCACAACCCCGCGCTTCAGGCGGCGAAGAACCGGATCGACGCAGGCTACGCCAAGTTCAAGACCGTCCAGCGCGCGGCGACGGCGACGGGCGCCTCGCCTGACGGCTTGTTCACACCCGCGCAGTTGTCGCGTGCGGTGCTTGCCCGTGACCGGTCAAAGGACAAGGCCGCGTTCGCCCGCGGTGATGCGATGATGCAAGACCTCGCGGCGGCCGGGCGTGACGTTCTGCCGCGGTCGGTGAACGATAGCGGCACGGTGGAACGGGGGATGCTGCTGGGCGCGCTATCTGGCGCGGTGTCGATCGAACCACACTCGGCGGCGCTCGCGGCGGCGGCGATGGTCCCTTACACGGTGCCTGCCAGCAAGGCGATGAACGCGATTGTCAATCGGCTGTCGCAGCAGCCCGGCCCAACGCGCAACGCGCTGGCCCAAATGTCCCGCTATGCCGGCCAGTTGGCGGGCTCACCGGCGGGTGGGATGGCGGCCGACCGGATCCCGACCATGACCGTCCACCCCGGCAACCGTCAATGACGGAGATCGTGCCAGTAGCGTGCGACCTGCCAGCCCAGGCGCTCCGTCATGCTGGGCAGACCGGCGGCGATACGGCGCGCCTTGCGGGCGCGCGAGGCGTGCAACCACGCCACCCACAGGCCAAGACAACCGCCCTTCAGGGCGACGTAAGCAAGGCTATCTTGTGACATCGGGCAATAACACCATAGTATTCATCGGGGAAATGTAAGTGAAATCTACACGTATCATTATCGAAGCCGTCCCGCCAGAAGAAATGCGGCTCGCCGCTTACCGCACGGAAGGCTGCGGCGACTGGTATTTCGACCGTACAACGGCGGACATCCACATCAAGGTCGCGGGCGCGGACGTGTGGGACGAGGAAGAGAAGTTCCTCGTGGCGATCCACGAGCTGGTCGAGGCGCGGCTGGCGTTCAAAGCGGGCATTACCGAGGGCGCCGTCGATGCGTTCGACAACTTGTTCGAGGCGGAGCGCGAAGTTGGCAAGCACGGCCCCGATGACGAGCCGGGCGACGACCCGGGCGCGCCGTATCGTGTCCAGCACAGGCAAGCCTGCCTGGTCGAGCATCTGGTCGCGTTGTTCCTCGGCAAGTTCGATTACGGGGTAGTCAGCTAGTGCGCGTCCTTGTCATCGACACTGACGCGGTTGGCCTCGACTTCTGCATGCGATGCGTTGCCGCCGGCCATGAGGTCAGGCTGTTCCGCTACTCTGCAAAGCCGACCCGCTACGCCGAGGGCATCGCCGGTATAACCCTGGTCGACGACTACAAGCCGCACATGGCCTGGGCGAAAGACGGGCTGATCTTCAACACGGCGAACAACCGCTATCTCTGGGAGCTGGATCGCTACCGGACCGATTTCGGCTTCAAGGTTTTCTCGCCGACGGTGGCATCCGCCCGCCTCGAAATTGACCGCGCGGCGGGCATGGAGGCGATGCGGGCGGTCGGCATCGATATTCCGCCCTACCAGACCTTCAACAGCCTGGAGGACGCCGAGGCATTCGCGCGCAAGTCAGACCGCGCCTGGGCGCACAAACCGCTCGGTTCAGAGCCGGATAAAACCCTGACCTACGTCGCCAAAGACCCGGCCGATATGGTCGGCTGGCTGCGCCGGCAGATCGGGATAGGCAAGCAGCTCAAAGGCCCGTGCATGCTGCAAGAGAAGGTCGACCGGCTGGAAGAGATCGGCGTGTCGGGCTGGATGGGGCCGGAGGGGTTTCTGCCGGAGAAATTCCAGGTCTGTATCGAGCACAAGCCCCTGATGAATGAAGACGTCGGGCCTGCCACGGGAGAGCAGGGTTCGGTGACGCAATACTGCACCCGCGACAAGCTCGCCGAAGAAATGCTGCTGCCGTTCGAGGCGATCCTGCGCACCCTCGGCCATCGCGGCGACTTCGCCATCGGCGCCATGCTCGACAAGAAGGGCAAGGCGTGGCCGCTCGAATTTACCGCCCGTTGCGGTTACCCCGCGTGGTGGATCCAGTCGGCATCGCACCGCGGCGACCCGGCCAAGTGGATGCGGGATTTGCTCGCCGGCAAAGACACGCTGAAAGTCTCAAACGACGTGGCGATCGGCGTGGTCATGGCGCAGCCGCGATACCCTTACAACAATTCGCCACCGGAACTGGTCGAGGGGGTGCCGATCGCCGGCGTCGAGGACGTGCTGGCCGATGTGCATCTGGTCGAGGCGATGATGGGCAAAGGCCCGGTGATGGAGGACGGCCGCGTGGTCGAGCGGCCGACCTATCAGACCGCCGGCGAATACGTGCTGGTGGCGACCGGCCTCGGCAAGACGGTCGGCAAGGCCCAGGAGCGGGTCTACGGCACCATCGACCATATCCGCTTTCCGAACCGGATGTTTCGCACCGACATCGGACAGAAGGTCCGGGACCACCTCGGGGCATTTCACGCCGCCGGCTACCTGATGGACATGCAACTATGACCACGATGATCCTCGCCCCCGCGCCAGTACAACAATACACCGACAACAGCGGCAATCCGCTCTCGGGCGGCCTGCTCTTCGTCTATGCCTCCGGCACGGTGACGAAGCAGCCGCCATTCACCGACGCATCGGGTGGCACCGCCCTGCCCGACCCGATCGTGCTCAACGCCCGCGGCGAAGTGGCGCCGTCCGCCACCGGCTCGTCCTGTGGCATGTGGCTGGACCCGACGCTGGCCTACAAGTTTGTCCTGGCGCCAGCGACCGATACGGACCCGCCGACCAATCCGTTCTGGACCATCGACAACGTGGTCTCGCCGCAAAGCGCTATCCTGGCGGCTCTGTCGCAGTATGAGGCGACGCTGGGCGGGGTGCCGGTCGGCGTGCAGATGGCCTACGGCGGTACGACGGCGCCGGCTGGCTGGCTGCTCTGCTACGGCCAGGCGGTTTCACGCACCGCCTACGCGCCGCTGTTCGCCGCCATCGGCACCGCCTACGGCAACGGCGACGGGTCGAGCAGCTTCAATGTGCCCGACAAGCGCGGCCGCGCGTCGATCGGCGCCGACAACATGGGCGGGTCTGCCGCTGGCAACGTCACCAACGCGGTGTCAGGGGTCAATGCGATTGTCGTCGGCTCCACCGGCGGAAGCCAGAACGCCCAGCAGGATACGCTGACCGCCACCAGCACACCGAACGTCGCGGTCACCGACCCCGGGCACGTCCACAACACCATCACCGCCACCGCGGCGACCGGCGGGCACACCTCGGGCCTGGATGCCACCACCAGCGCGCCATCGAGCAGCACGCTTGCCACCGCGACCGGCTACACCGGGATCTCGCTTTCGGCGACGGTCACGACCACCGTCACCTCGGGGTTGACCGGCGCGTCGCAGAATATGCCGCCGGTGCAGGTCGACAACTGGATCATCTTTGCCGGCGGCTGACAAAGACGGTAACGTCGCGCCTCCCAAAGATCCGTCATTTGACGGTTGTCATGTTTCACCGGGCTTTTACAGCCTAAGCAGTGGAACTGCGGTACTATCGATATCACTTATGAGTAAGAAAGAATCATGAAATACAACTTTGGGTAGATATTGCCAATGTTAGACGCTCGTGAAGATAGCAGAGGACAATCGTTCCCGTCGCATGAGATGCTGCGCGGCACACTGTGCGGCGGCGAGTATTTTTCCCTTCTGGTCAGCGATCTACCGACGCCAGCGATGGTGGGCGAGATCATCCGTACGCTTCAAGTGGCGCATCAGGCGCTGACCGAAGCCGGCCCGTTGCGCCCGGAGCACATTTCCCGGGCCGAACCATAGACCTAAATCCGCGGGTGGCTTTTTGCGCAAGGGAATTACCTAAATGCCTAACAAATTTGCGGCGCTGATCATGATCGAGACGATGGATCCTGGTCTGGCCGATGCCGCGATCGCAGAGGGGTGCAAGACAGCACGCGGCAAGGCATCGATCCGTCGGGCCGTCGAAGCGCTCTTGCCGCCAGACGCCGACTTGATCTTGGTGGCGTCTATCGAAGACGCGCAGCAGCTCATGCTACTGCGCCAGCAAGTCGGGCGCGGCCTGGTTTTCAAGGAGCCGGCCACCCGACCCGCCAGGAAACCCAAGAACGCCAAAGCGCCATGACGCTAATCCGTCACCACGTCACGACGTCACAAGCCTTCAATCGGCGGCAATCCGCGTGCGACCATGACTTTTGTGAAACCTTCCATGGTAATCTCCTGAACCGAGGTGCCCTCGGCATCGGCAAGCTGGCGCAGGCGCACCCAGTCGGCCCGCGCCACCCGCACAGTCAGGGAGACGGTCGCCCCCTGCCCTCGCTTTTTGCGCGCGCCAGCCGCTTCGGCGGCCTGCTTCGGCACCGGCTTGAGAGTGGTGAAGCTCGCCAGCCCGGTCGGTTTCGGTTTCGTGGTCAAGTCCGCAATTCCTTCTCCATCCACTTCCACAACGCGCGTATTTCGGCTGCGGCCCGGCCGTCGGCTTCAAATTCGGTGACCGCTCGCCCGCTTGCCACCGCGCGCGCGAACGCCCGTCGCTCGGTTATCTCGGCACGCGCCACCGGAATGCCGTAACGCTTCAATGCCTTCCGCGCCTCGGCGATCTCCGGCGCCCGGAAGGGACATGCGGACAGCACGAAGGCCGCGGAGACCCCAGCGGCCTTGACGATCGCCACGGCGCTGCCGGCGGCGGCAAGGTCGAAGGCGCTAGGCCGGCATGGGATCAGCACGAGATGCGCCCTGCGGGCGATGCTGGCGGCATCGGGTGTGGCGTGCGGCGCGGTATCGACAATGATCAGATCCATCCGGTCGGCCATCGCCGCGTCTATTACCCGGTCCATCTCGGAGGCTGTGGCCGTGGCCACCACCGGATCCGCACCGCCGCGCGCGTCGCGCCATGCGCCGGCGGATTTCTGCGGGTCGGTGTCGAGCAGGACGACACGCCTGCCGGCCTCTTGCGCGGCGACGGCGGTGTGAACCGCCAGGGTTGTCTTGCCCGTGCCGCCCTTCTGGCTGAGAAACGCGACAACTCTGGTCTGGCTCATAGTGTGACGTCCTCGCGTAGCCACGTCAGTCCGTCAACAATTAATTCCGCCGCGAAATTGCGGCGGCCATCACACCGGCGTTTTCGGCTTCTTCTTCTCGGCGGCCGTCGGTTGGGTCCAGAACTTGACCGACGCCGCATCGAAGAACGTCGCATGTTCGATTGTGGACTGGCCTTCGCCGGGGTCCGACTGGCGCTTCCCGAGCGCGCGGAGCGCGCCCAGGACGACACCCTTGACGCCATCGACCCGCACGTCGTCGTCGGCCGGGATCTCGATCTTCAGGACGATGATCTTGGCCATCAGGCGGCTTTCCCTTTGATTTCTGCTGCGGGGTCGTTCCAGGCGCCGTCCTCCGCGCCATCGGATTGCGGTTCGGCCAGCCGCTGCGCGGCGGCGACGAACAGTGCCGCGATCTGCGGGCGCACCTCCGGCGGGGCGTCCTTGAGGTTGGCCACCACTGACGCCGCCTTGCGGATCTCGCCCAGCTCGCCCGCTGTCGGGCAGGCGATCGTCGCGGCGGTCAGCGCGTTCATCCAGGCGCGTCCGCTCCCCTCGCGCTCGAGTACGGCAAGCACGCGCGGCAGGAAATCCGTATCGCCGGCTGGCGGTTCGCGTGGCTTGGCGGTCGCCGGCTTCGACCCGCTGGGATTATTCGACCCACTGGCAACCGTCTCGCGCGGCTTGACCGTCTTGTTCGTCACCCTCCCCATGATGGCGTCTTCGAGCGTCGACAGCTTGTCCCCGGGTGCCGGGAGAGCGGCCTGCGGCTGCGCCACCGGGGCAGTAAGCTGGCCCTGGCGGTCGAAATCGATCTCCATGTCGGTCATCAGCGCGGCGTTGAAACGCTTCGCCGGCGCGCTCTCGCTGTCGAGGTTGATCCATTTCGCCGTGTAAAGGATCACGCCCTTCAGGATCATCTCGTCGATCCAGCGCGAATTCCACGGGCCGTTCGCCGCCTTGCTGCTTTCCCATAGGCTGACAAGGCGCTGGTGCGGCATGTACCGCCGCGTCACGGTCCCATCGACCCCGGTGATGAAGCAGTAGGCGGCGCGCACCCGGGCGAAAAACTCCGCCGGTCGGGCGATCGGGTTGCCGTGGTTGTCACGCCCGCCGTTCAGCGCTGCGTAGGCTTCATCGACGATGTCGATATCGATTTCGTGCTGGATCCGGTCCTCCTCGCCGCCGAGGACGTGGAAGTTCTCGCCGCGGAAGACGATCATCGCGCGGATCGACTTGATCGCGCCGGTTTCCCGGCCGAGTTTGATGATGCCCTGCACCATCGGTTGCCATGCGACGATGTAGCCGCCGGCCTCGTTGTCGTAGCGCGGCACCAGCGCGCCTTGCTTGCCGTCGGGCAGCAGACCCTGGCTGGCCGCCTTCATGATCGCCACCAGCAGCGACGGGCGCATGTTCTCGCGCAGAAGCTGCGGCTTGGTCAGAACGGCGGTCTTCGCGGTCGCGATGAACAGCGGCAGATCGACGTGATCGGGCAGGACCACCTTCAACTGCGCCTGCGTCGCGGCGGTTTCGAGCCACGCATAGAAGTCGCCCGAGGCGGTGGCCATCTCCTGCGCCGTCATCGCGGGCGGGCGAGGCTTCTTGCCGCCCCGATTGCCGCCACCGCCGCCGGACGGCTGGCCATAGTCAGCCGGCGGGATGTCGTCCCAGTTCGGTGGTCCGTCGCTCAAGCTGCTGCTCCTTGTTGCTGTAGCGCGCCGTAAAGCCGGGCGCACGCTCTTGCGTCGATCAGCGCGTCATGCGCCCCGCTCAGAGGTTCGCCGAAGAAATGGAGATAGCATTCTGCCAGCTTCGGCGATTTCGGCCCCTTCATCCCGCGCGCCAGCATCCTCGGCGACGGCGGCAGGTTGACGATGGGCTTGGCCGCGTTGCAGGTGCAGTACGAGGCGCGGGCCTCGATCGCTTCGATCATGTCACGCTCGATACCGGCGCGTGTCATGGCGATGCGCAGGATGCGACGGTCAAAAGTCTCATTGTGGGCCACGCGCAGCCGCGCCACCGACTGCATCGCGACGAACATCATCGCCGCCGCGCGCTCCGGGATGCCCTCGGCCACCGCCTGCTCGTGCGAGATGCCGTGAATGGCGGTCATCTCCGGCGGGATGGTCCAGCCGTCGGGGCGGACGATCACCGAGACGGCCTCGACCTCGCGGCCGGCGTCGTCCAGCAGAACGAGCGCGAGCTGCACCAGATGCGGCTGCGCGGGATCGTTGCTGCGCTTGTCGTACGCGGGCAGACCTGTTGTTTCTGTGTCCCAGACCAGGGTGCTCACGCGGCGACCCCCAGATATTCCTTCACCTTGTACCAGACCGACGCCTTGCGTTTGCCGATGATCTCGTCCGCCGGCAGGTCGCCGGCGCGCTTGCCCGGATTGGCCTGGGTGAACACGCCGTTGATCGAAAAGCCGGTGCAGATTGCCCGCTTGTGCCCGGCCATCTTTTCTGCCAGCCGGTTCTTGTAGCTCTGCTCGTTCGCCTCCGCGCTCTTGCGGTCAGCGGTGGCGACCAGCAGTCCGGCGCAGATCTCTGGCATTTCGTTGTCGTTCGACAGGTCGATCGGCAGATTGTCCTCCAGCGACGGATACAGCACGGCGAGTGCCTCGGCGGTGGAGTTCGAGCCGTCGACCGAGGGCGGGCGCTGATCGGCGACGCGCTGCCAGAACTCGCCGACGCGCTCGCGGATCAGCGCGATCGTCCGAGGGCGGGCGGCGTAGCGGTAGGCGGGAAGCTGGTTGCCGCCGACCATGCCGGCGATGACGCCCCAGGATGCGCCGAGACAGGCGATCTCGTGCTGCAGTTGCAGCAGCACCGGATAGGGCGGTTCGTCGCTGTTCCAGGCGCGCTTGTGCTGGATCATGTCGATGTTCTTGATCTGGAGCACGCCGGGTCCGCTGAACCCCAGCAAGCGCTCCTCCTCGCCGGGTTCGTCGATCACGAAATCCAGGGAACAGGCCATCCCGGGCGTCGTGTCGTCGATGCAGTAGCCGCCCTTGCTGATGGTCCAGCCGTAAATCTCGGCGGCCATCCCCGCGATCTGCGCCTCCAGCCGCGTGCCGAACCACACGCGCGAGCCCGGGGAGTGATCGACCGGCGGCGGCGGGATGCGCCCGGACTTGACCATGAACAGGGTGTAGGCGGACATCTGGTATTCCGCCTGGACGCCGAACAGGCCGGCGATCTCGGACCCGCCGATATGGCGCGAGCGGATCGCATGCCACTCAGGGCTGTGTTCCTGGATGTCGGTGGTGATCAAGGTATTATTCCCTGGACGACAAACGGCGTGTTGCCGGTCATCTCGCTGGCCCGCGCGCAGGCGGCCTTGGCGAAGCTGGTGATGTCGGCGTGGGCAAACTTCCGTCCAGCGAGCAGACCAGCGGAGCAGGTGCCGTATTCGTCGGTCAGGTCGATGATCGCCAGCGCCATGGTGCGGATCACCGTGGCGCGGTGCACTGCGCCGTAGTCGCGTGCCCAGACGTAGGCGCTATCGAGCGCCTGCTGCCACGTCTCGCCACGGAAATGATGGTAATCTGGCGCGGACATCCCGCTCGGATAGATCCCGAGATAGGCGTCTTTCGTGGACGTCGCAACGTTGAGCGACACATAGGCGGACGGGGAGACCAGCGCGGCCAGCGCGGAGCAGTGCCCCGCGAGGTCAACCACGCTCAGCGCGTCGCCGACAGCGCGTTCCAGTGTTTCCGACATATTAGAGGCTTCTTTCCATCTGTTCGTCGCAATAACGGTCATATGCGTCGTCGTAATATTCGCGGACCGCGTCATCGGTGGCGTCGTGCGCCTTGTCGCTTTCGAACCATGCGGTAAGCGTCGCCACTTCGGCGTCGGTCAGCGGCTCGACGCCAGCATCGACCGCGCCGTCGAGAGAGATGCCTGTGATGGCCGTCTCGTATTCCGCCGCTTCGGCCGGCCAGCCCGGATCGCCGTTCCTTTGGTAGTAACAAGCTGGGCAACCGGGGCTGTAACGGGTGACCTCGAACGCGATCACCACGTCCAGTTCGTCGGTATCGTCACCGCTGACCCGCGTCAGGGTGGTGTAGACGGCAGGTTCTGCCGCACGGCGCTTCATGGAGGGAGCCCTTCGTTTGACGCTAATAGCTATTTCCGTCATGACGTAAATAACTCACCATGATTGGCGGCAATAAATCAGTACGTCAATACGTCGGTCCGTCAAATAACGTTGTTCCCGGGGATTAGTGGCGGATCAGTTACGGACCAGTGGAGGCCCAGATCGCCAATGCCGCCGCGACGACGAGTTCGCCGCTGCCGAGTGCCGATTCGCCGAAGCCGATCGACTGCGCGCCGGCGAAAAGCAGGGCGCCGGCTGCGCACGAAAGAGCCAGCACGGTTGGGACAGCCACTTGCCGACGACTTTGCAGCAAAACGGTAGCGTCACCCGCCAAATCCAGCAAAGCGAGCGGCATTTCTTGCAGTTCACGAATGGCCTGGGCCGGCGCCCCGGCGATCTCGCCGGTTGCGAGCATCATGGAGAGATGTTCACCGACGCCAAGGATGCGCCGGTCGAGGCGACGAGGCCCATGAAGGTCGATATTCATCTTGCCAACCCACTCTCGTTCAGCGCAATTATCACAGTCACGTGACACCGACATGGATGGGGGACTTCCTTGGAAATCGCTCTTTCGCATCGCCGCCGCCTCGGGTCTGTTGCTATCGCTGGTAACCACATCGATGACCATAGTCAACATAATGGCGACAGCCATGCGTCTGCCGGCTGGGCAAAAGGGGGAAACCCCGCGTTCGAGATGCTGTGTGAACGACCGGAACCGTGCCCGTGCGCTAGGCCGTGTCTTGCTGGTGCGCTGATAGGCTAGGGTGGTCCGTGCGGTAGTCCTCCCCCACGTCGAACGGCAGGGAGCCGATCTGCCCACGGAGCAGAAAGTCAGTTGTAAGCTGAAGCTTTGTTGTGATTGTGATGGCCTCGTAGATCGTCATCGTCTCGGCGCCGGCCTCTAGAGCGGCCAGTCGGTTCACTGGGATATCGAACCGCTCTGCCGCGACAGCGCGGGTGTAGCCGCGATACGTCCGGCCCCAGACGATACGGCGACCGATCTTTCCCAGAATGCCGAGGTCGACATCGGCGCGTGTCGGAGCAAAAGCCCGCGCCTCGGGTGTGGCGGGGTTCATCAGCAGCGGCCAGTCAACCCCGATGTGCGGCGCCAGACGCTCGGCCCAGCGCGCGGTCAATCGCGCTTTTCCTGTCCGCAACTTCCATATCTGCTGCTTGTTCGTGTCAACCGCGGCCGCCAGCGACGGATCGTCGATGTGCTGTTTGTGCATCCACTCGGCCAGTCGGTTGGGCGGCGGGCCGGCGGGTTTTTTAGGCGTCCTAGTCATCTCGCGAGTTATCACCCGAAACTTCTTGGCGGTCATTACCCAAACCGTTGACTATGGGTAACCGATACCGTTACCCTGCATGCCATGACGCTCGATGAGTATTTGCGCACGAACAAGCTGACGTCGGCGGAGTTCGCTGTGTTGGCGGGAATCCCGTCGAAACAAACCGTTCACAACTATCGGCACGGCATTCGATTTCCCAACCGGATCAATCTCCGGCGGATCCGCCAGGCCACAAATGGCGAAGTCACTGCCGAGGACTTCGTCAACCAATCGACGCCCGCAGAGCGCGCCGCCGCCGCCGCCGCCTGACCCGCATGGCCGACCGCGATAACGAAATTGTGACTTCGACCATCCGCGCCTGCGTCTGATCACCGCGCCGGCCGGTCGCTGGCTCCTTATTCTGGAGTATTCAAGTGGGAAGAACGAAAACAACGGACGGCGCGGCGCGCAAGCCGGGGCGGCCGAAACGGGAAGTGACGGCGGTCACCAACGTCAATCCCGACGACATCGCGGCCTGCTACACCGACTATGCCTCGATGCGCGGCGACATCGCGCGCATTGGCCAGCGCATCGCGGTTAGCTTCGCCCGGTTTGAGAAACTCGGTGTGCAGTCTAAAGGCATCAAGCGCGCCTACGCGCTGGCGCAGAAAGATCCCGACGTCGTCGCCGCGCAGGTCCGGATGGAAACCGAGTACCTCGCGATCCTGGAAATCATCGATTTCAGTGAGACCGGGCAGGGCAGTTTTGCCGCTGGTCTGAAAGCGGTGGTTGCCAAGCCGTCGCCGGTAGCCGCGGAACGCCTCAACCTCGCCCGCGCGCATGCCGACGGCTACAACACCGGCCTGGCCGGCGGCGACAAGGGCGCCTGCCGGGTTCCGCCCGGCACCGAGGCACATGTGAAGTGGCTGGAGGGCTGGCACGACGGCCATGCCGACCGCGTGGCACGCAAGCCGGACGCCGAGAAAACCAAGCCCGCATCGACCAGCCGCGCGCGGCGTGCGCCCAGCGTTGAACAGGATGTCGCGGCGGCGGCGCACTGAATGGTCGAGGCGCTGGCGGTCGAGGCAGGAGGGGTGCTTTTTCTCGACATAAGCACCAGGACCGGTTTTTGTTATGGGACGCTGGCCAATGTCGAAGCTGGACCGGTGTGGGGCGTGTGGCAGTTACCGTCAGGCGTCAGCGTCACGCTTGGCGCGCGACTGGCCGCGTTCGAAAACGAACTGGCCGACGCCATCTTTGAGTATCAGCCAGCAGTCGTCGGCATTGAGGCGCCGATGGCTGCTGGCGCCGTCGGCAGTGCACATACGGCGGAGCTGCTGATCTGTCTGTCGGGCGTGGCCGAGGCCGTCACGTGGCGGTGGGCGCGCGAGTTCCGTCGCCGCTCGGCGCAGACATTGCGGGCGCAGGTGTGCGGGCGCTGCCGCGTGACCGAGGCGGAAAGCGACGACCGGATCGACGTCAAGGAGGCGATCGTCAAGCCGTGGGTGGTCGCGCGGGGCTGGGACATCACCGACAACAACGCGCGTGATGCCGCTGTGGGCTGGGCGTTCGAGATGGGCATCCGCGCCGACCGACCGAAAACCAGGAAGGCCGGTTGATGGAAAGCGGTGAACTCGCTGCTGAACGTCAGGCGTTCATTTCGCATTTACTGGCTGAAAAGAAATCGCTGGAGCGTTGTCTGGCCGCGGTCGACGCGGCGCTGATGATCTACACGGCGGGCAACGTCGCGCTCGCCCCGCCGCCCAGGCGCGGCAATCCGGTTTCGCCGCCCCTGGTGAACGCGCCCGCGCCGGCCGTCGCGCCACCCGCCGAAACGACCAGCGAAGGCAAGACTATCGTCGGGAAGACGTTCACCCCAGCGCGCAACCGCGTCATCGCCGACGAATGGCCGAAGGGCACGCCGGTCGCTGAAATATACCAGAAGTTGCGGGCGGTGCCGGGCCTGCCGGTGACAATCGAGATGATCGGCCACCAGGCGGGGAAGATGGGCCTGAAGCGGCCTGACGATGATAAGCCGGTCGCGCCAGCCACCGCCCCCCCGGCGAACCGCATGGACACGATCCGCCGGGTTGCCGCCTCGCTGGGCGCTGGCCGCGAACCGGTTGGCATGGACTTCGAGCAGATCCGGCGCTGGGCGAGCGAGCGCGGCATCAACTTCCGCACATGGGACGACCTGCCGGCGGTGAATGAACGGCTGGAGCATCTAGGCCAGCCACCGTTCAAGCGGGACTTCACCCGGCGGTCAGGCGCATAGCGTGCTGATCTGCTGCTGCGTCTGCGGGTCGGACGATTGGATCGGGTGCGCACCGGGCGCAGAGGCACACCCCGGAGAGGCATGCGCGGGGCGTCCCGCGCGCCCGGTGCGAGATGTGCCATTACAGGCGTGGTGCGCCGCGCATCATCCGGCGATCGAACGCGCTTCGGGCGCGCAGTCGCGTGTGCGTGATGACCGCGATGACTGACGAGATCACCAAAGCGGCGAAGGTTCTGGGCGTGGTGCTCAATGCCGGGCAGTTCCGCGCCGTTGGCGAAATCCTCGACGCGATCAAGAAACATCGCATCCATCTGCTGACCGGATATGCCGGCGTCGGCAAGACCGTGGTGGTGCAGGTGGTGGCGATCATCGTCCTGGCGCGCAAGCTGGAGGTCGTGATGTGTGCGCCGACGCACCAGGCGGTCAGTGTGCTCGCCAAGAAGATGCGCATGGCGGGCATCGAGATCCCCTGCCTCACACTGGCCCGGCTGTTGAGCCTGTCGCCGAAACCGCGTGGCGACCGGCTGGTCTTCGTGCGCCGCAAGAACGCAGAGCCGATCGAGGCCGACGTCATCCTGCTTGATGAGTGCTCCATGGTGTCGTCCGACGTGATGGACCATATCCGCGTGCACCTGATTGGCCGCGGGCTGCTCTACTCTGGCGACCCGGCGCAGCTTCCCCCGGTCGGTGAAGACGCGAGCGAGACGTTCGCCACCACCAGCCGCAGCCACCTCGACACCATCGTCCGTCAGGCCGCCGATAATCCGATCATCGCCGCGGCGCACCAGATCCGCATGCAGCAGGGCGGTCCGATCGACTGGTCGTGGTGCCGCGCCGTCAGGACGGAGCAGGGCGGCGTATACCTTCCCGGCGATGCGCTGCACCGCTGGATGCAGAAAGCGTTCACCTCGGCTGAGTTTGCTGCCGATCCGACGTCGTTCCGCTATCTCGCCTGGACCAACCGGCGCGTTGCCGACGTCAACGCCAAGGTGCGCGGCTGGCTGTATGGCGACAACCTGCTGACGCCGTTCGTGCCGGGTGAGCGGGCGCTTCTGCGGGCGCCGATCGTCGATGACGAGCAGATCATCGCCAACACCAACGAGGAAGCGGTCGTCACTGAGATCGAGCACGACGAATACGTCTGGACGGTGGAGAAACGTCAGGACGTGCCGGCATGGTCGCAGACGATCCCGACGTGGAAGATGACGCTGCGGCGCGATGACGAGACGACATTCGACGCGCAGATGGTGCGCGCCACGCATGCCTACGAGGCGGCGCTGAACCGGATCAGGGCCGAGGCGGATCGCGCCGGCGGCCGATGGCTCGACCTGCACGTGATGAAGCAGTTCTTCGCCCGCTTCCAGGCGGTCTACGCGCGGACGGTGCACACCGCGCAGGGCGAGACGCACAAGCACACGTTCCTCGATGTGCCGGACATTCGCCAGCGGGCGCGGGACAATCCGCTGGAGACGCAACAGCTTTGCTACGTCGGCGCGACCCGCCCGACGACGTCGCTGATCCTCGCGGGGGTCTGAAAGTTCATCATGCAGAACATCATCGCGTTCGTCCGCCCGCCCGCCGCGCCTGCCGCGTGGCGCAGTTGCTCAATCGGTTCGTGCCAGCGACACGAAGACTGCATGTATCAGCCGTGCCGGAATGCGCGTGCTGAAGCCCCGGTTCCGCAAGCCGCCGTGTTCGACGTCGAGCGGCGATACTTCCTCGCCGCCGTCGGCCAGATCCTCGCCGCGCCCGACGTGACAGAAGCTGACAAGGCGGCGGAGATCGACGGCACGATTAGCGCGATCCGCCAGATGGCGGCGCTTGCCGGCGTCGATGCCCGATAACGCTCCATTTCGCGGAGAGACGCCGATCTTCGGCGCCGCCCCGCGCGTGCCACCGTCCAACCTGATGGCGGAGCAGGCGCTGCTAGGCTCGTTGCTGTCGAACAACGCAAAGACGGCGGATCTCTGCCAGTTCCTGCGCGCGGAGCATTTCGCCGATCCGATCCATGCGTATATTTTCCAGCGCGCGATGGATCGCATCGCCGCCGGCCAGCTTGCCGACGCGGTGACGCTGAAGAGCGACTTCGAGAATACTGGCGTGCTCGATGACGTCGGCGGCACGAATTACCTGGCGCAACTGTTGAACGCCAACATCGGCTGGATGACGACCGGCACCTACGCCAAGACGATCTACGACACGTGGATGCGGCGCCAGCTCATCAACGTCAGCGAGGACATTGCCAACGCGGCGTTTGGCGAGGAACCCGGCGCTGACGTGACGAAGATGGTCGACAACGCCGCCGAGGCGGTGCTGGCGCTGGGCGGCAACGCTGCGGCCAACCGGGGCACCGACTTTGCCACGGCCGCCGAACGGGCGGTGCAGCGCGCTCTGGCAGCGTGGAAGGGTTCGCCCGGCGAAAGCCGCCTCGACACCGGCATCGGCCCGGTGGACGCCGTCTGGAACGGGCTGTGGCCCGGCCAGCTCTACTACGTCATGGCGCGAAGCCGAACCGGAAAGACGCCGTTCATGATGCAGATCGCGCGCAATGTCGCCCGCACGCTGCGCGACGAGGCGGCGACGACCGGCAAGCCGTCCGGGCACGTGCATGTGTTCTCGCTCGAAATGACCGCTGAAGACCTGCTGACGATCAACCTGGCAAGCGTCACCGACCTCTCGGCCGACCAGATCCGCGGCGGTCAGATCGGTCCCGCCTTTCGTCACGACGACGAAGCGATCCAGATGGCGTCAGGCGCGGCCTGGAAGCAGTTCGCGGTCGACGCGAAGGAACTCGGAAGCCTGCCGATCGAGATCGACGACGCGTCGGAGATGGACCTGCCAGCGCTGGTCATGCGGGCTCGTGCGGTGAAGCGGCAGAAGCACACGCGGCTGATCTGCATCGACTATCGCGAGCTGGTCCGCCGCGGGCGCGAGCAGTCACGCATGCAGTTGCCGGAATGGGTGCCGTATCTTGGCTACCAGCTCAAGGCGCTGGCGAAAGCGACGAACTGTCCGGTGATCGCGCTGGCGCAGATCAACAAGACGAAGTCTGGCGATATGCCAGTGCGCCCGACGCTCGATGACCTGCCGTATGACGGCGGCCAGGCGGCAGATGGCGTGTTCGCGCTGCATCGGCCGGAACTCTACATGCCGATGGAGCAGCCCCGGCTTCCGTCGGGGCAGAGCAAGGAAAAGCTGGCCGACGCGCAGAGCGCCTGGGAGCAGGAGCGCGCCAAGGTGCGCGACGTCGCCGAGTTCATCGCGCTCAAGCGCCGGTTCGGCCCGACCGGAACGCCGGTCAAGCTGCGCTTCAACGGCCCGCGCATGCTGCTGACGGAATGGCGCGAGGACGCGGCCGCCCGGCAGATGTCGCTGATGACGGCCCCGCCTGTCGGGCGGTGGGATGATGTCGAAGAGGGAGAGTTTTGATGGCGACCCGTTCAGATACCTGGATGCCGCTCTATGTCGGCGATTATCTGCGCGATACCGGACACCTCACGGCGGCGGAGCACGGCGGCTACCTGCTGCTGCTCATGCAGGCGTGGACAAGCGGCGGTGCGCTGCCCGCCGACGAAAAAAGACTGCGCGCCATCGCTAGAATGGAACGCGCGGAGTGGAAGCGGGCGCGTCCGGTTCTGATGGGGTTTTTCCATCGCGCGGGCGACACCTTCCGCCATAAGCGGATCGACCAGGAACTAAGCAACGCGCAAGGGATCGTCGATCAACGGAAAACCGCCGGGAAGGCCGGGGCCGACGCGCGCTGGAGCAAAAAAGACGATGGCGGGGCGATGGCGACCGCATCCAAAAAGGATGGCGGGGCGATGGCAAACGCATCCGGAAAAGATGGCGAAACAGATGCGGTTGCCATCGCCCCGCCTATGGCAAACGCATGGCAAAACGATGCACCTTCACCTTCACCTTCACCTTCACCTTCACAAAGGAAGAAAGATTCCGCCTCACTTCGTTCGGCGCCGGCTGCCGCCGCGCCGGGCGAACAGATCGACCTGCTGGAAGCGCTTAAAATCGAGCTTTGGGGGGACGGCCTCGGTATCTTCCGCCGCCTGACCCGATACCCCGAAGATCGGGCGCGTAAGGCGCTTGGCCGCCTGCTGAGTGTGGCGGGGGGCGATCACGCCCTGCTGCTGGAGGTGCTGCGCAAGGCGGAAACCGAGCAGCCTGACGGGCCGATGGACTGGATCACCGCTGGCATCCAGGCGCGCCTGACGCCGCTGCTGACAATCGGCTCCGCCGGACCGTCCGACCCGTACGGCATCCGGGCATGGATCGCGCGTCAGCCCGACGTGCACCTCGCCGAACACGCCACCAACGGGCGGATGATGTCGTCGATCAACGGCTTCATCGTCGAAGACCTGGCCGAAACGATCGCCAACGCCGCCCGCTTGCCGGAAAGCTGGCGGGGCAACTGGGACGCCATGGGCGCCTGGATGCGCGAGGATATTTTCATCACCGAGCCAGTGCTGTACGGCATCCGCCATCAGGCCGAGCGCATGGGCGGCGAGGTGGTCCGCTCGATCGCGGTGTTCGACGCGACCGTTCGCAACGCCCGGCGGGTCGCCTGATGCGTCCGCACAACCGCGAGCGCGATGAGGCGATCCGCCGACGCATCGATGCCGGCGAGCCTGTGGCGTCGATTGCCGAGGACGTTGGCCTGAAACTCGGCGGCGTCTACTCGGCATCGAAGCGAGCGCTGGCACGAGCGCGCGGCGAGGAGGCATCGCGGCTGGTGCCGAAGCTCGATCCGACGGTGGTCGCGCAGGACCGTTTGAGCGCAGCGAAGCGAGGCGCAGACCGGATCGCAATCGATGCAATGACGCGCGCCGAGATCGCCGGCCTCCAGCTTGCGAATGTCCAGCGGGGAGTCCGACCGGTAGATGCAGGTCGGGCAGGCGCGCGCCTGGACTTTGAACATCCGCGTCAGGCCGATGCCGGAGTGTGAACTTCTGTCGCGGCTTCGGCGATCTTCAGCGCGGCCAGAATGATGTTGAAGTTGTTGGACATCACGGCGCGAAGGTCGTGCTCGTTCTGCTTGTCGATGGCGCGCTCCATCCGTGTCCGCACCTCGGCATAGTCCTCGGCGTGAAATTCGATCGCCATGTCGCGCCGGGCGTCGAGGCGAGCGGCGTCGATGGCATCCAACACGGTGCCGTAGACGATTCCATGCTCCCAGCTCTCGTGGGACAGAACCTCGCGGCCGGGTCCGTCATTGAGCACTCGATACCCGGCCGGTATGAGGCGGTCTATCAGGTCTTGCCACTGGTCCTGCATCTCTCAGTCCTCCATTATGTCGGTTCAAGCTGTCGACGTCTGGCGGCCAGCGCGCGCGGCGCAGCCTGCCACGCCTCCAGCAGCGGCGACACCCAGCCGGGCACATCCTGGAGACGGCGCTGTCCGCCGCCAGACATGCGGACCTTCCCCCAGCCGCGCACAGTGGCCGGGTTCTGGCCGGTCAGAGCCGCGAACTCCCCGGGCGAGATGCGCAATAGATCGAGGGCGGCGTCGAAGTCGTCGCGGGTCATGTGGCGGCGTCGGCCTCGACTTCGCCGTCCCCGATGGCCTGATCGAAGGTCCACGGACAGGTCGGCGGAAACGCGCTCTCGGGCAAGCCGGTATCGCGCTGTGCGATCAGCAGCGCGTCGCCGTAAGCATCGGTCAGGACTTCGGCGAGAGCGGCCTTGAGGCTGGGGTTTTTACGGATCAGCCGCGCGATGCGTCGACGTTGCTCGACAATGGTCAGACGCCAGCTATTGCCGCGGTGGCTGGGTTGGTAGCGCCATTTCAGCAGGTGGGCGAGCAGCACGGCGAGGCGGTTGGTCAACTGCTCCTGCGCGCCGCGCCCCATGCTCTCGATTTCCTCGGCGATGTTGGACCAGTCCAGTTCCGCGGCCCGGCCGGCGCGTAGCAGAATCGCCTGCTCCTTGGTCCAGCCGTAGAAGTCTCGGTCGTAAAGGTCGCTCATCCGAACCAGTCTCCTTTCTGATCGCCATATGCTCGCCGCCGTTTCTCGTCGTCTTCGGCGCGCAGCCGGGCGCACACGACCTCGGCCTCGGCCTCGGTGCCGAGACAGATCGCCTCGACGCTATCGTTCGCGGTGATGACCCAGCCGGTCGCCGGAGGCGGCGTCGTCGCTACTCGTGCGGCCGCCCGCCACATTGCGCTGTTGAGGTGGGCGTAGTAGGGGTCGTTGCCGAGGTAATTGGCGTAGGCGACGATGCACTCCAGCATTTCCTGCGGGTCGGTGATCGTGCCGACGGCCGCGATGAGAGCGGCGTCGCCGCCCTCAGTAGGTTCTTTCCAGTGTTTCATCGGCCGACACCGAATGCGTGCAGGATCTCGGGCAAGCGGGCGACGATCGCGGCCAGGATGGCACCGAGCACGGTCAGTGGCACGATCCACCAGTCGCGATTGAACTTTCGCCCCTCACTGTTCAGCTTGAACACTTCAGCCAAAAGCTTGTGCGTTTCGGCGGCGTCGCGATCGATGCGGGCAAGCTCAGCGCGCAGGTCGAGCGGGTCGCGGTCGGCGGTGTCACTCATCGAGCAGGTTGCCTTGTCGGTTGTCGCTGATCGCGCCGCTGCCGTCCAGGTATCCAGGCGGCGGTGGTGGCGGCTCGCGCGTGCGGTTATAGGGGAGCGGAGGCGGTATCCGTTTCGCTGGCGGCGGGGCCTTGATGAGCCACTCGGCGGCGGCCTGCCGCGTCGTGAACCCGCCGCGCTGGATCGTGCCGTCGTCGGCGATCCATCGGCCGTTCGGGATGAACGGATAGGTCGTCGTCTCCTGCTTGCGCACGCGACCGATCCGCCGCCCGTTTTGGATGACGGCGTACTCGTAGGCGATGCCGGGCTCGATCTCGGTGAAGGTGATGGCCGGTTTCGCCATGGCGTCAGTGCCAGTAGTGACTGAGCGTGACGATCACGCCGGTCATGACGACCAGCATACCGCCCAGGCGGATCGTCATGCGCTGTTCGAGTAGTGCAAGCTGATGCTCCAGATCCGCTTTCACGTCCGCCTTTGTCGCCAGCAGGTCGGTATTGGTGACCAGATCAGCGACCTGCGCGGTATCGCCCAAGGCGGCGGCGAGCGCGCGGGCCTGTTCGACGGTAAACCCCCCAGCCTCCAGCCGTATCGCCAGGGCCAGGGTATCGACGTTGACGTTCACGTTCAGCCCGCCTGAACGCCGCAGCCGCGAGCGAGCAGCGCCCCGGCCATCGCGCCGAACACGTCGATCGCGCACCACACCGCCCAGCCAATGATCCCATAGGCAATGGCACTGCCGAGCCAGTTTTCGCGCTGCTCTTTGGTTGTTTTCCACATCAGATCTCAGCCCTCAGTGAATGAACAGCCGGAGCAGGATGGCGACGCAGAGCGCGGAGTTGGTGCCGATCATCCAGCGCAACAGGTTGATCTCGCCGCGAAGCCTCGTTAGCTCCTGATCCACTTTCGCGAAGCCGCCATCCACTTTCGCGAAGCCGCCATCCACTTTCGCGAAGCCGCTCCGCATATCATCGCGGATGCTGGTGAACTCGGCGTTGTAGCTCGCCAGTTCCTCGCTCGCGCGCCCGGCGGTGGCGGGGGATGCGCCGGCCTCCACCAGCGCGTCGCGGAGTGCGCCAAGCTGTATCGCCATCGTTCACCCTCCCTCGCGTGCTCGCTCGCCCTCGCCCGGGCGGAGCAGGCCAGCCGCGCGCATCGCGTCGAGCCCGTGCTGATACGGATCGCCGCCAAGCTCAAACAGCCGGTTGATCTCGGTGTCGTATTCGTCGGCCTCGGCATCGGTCAGGCAGCGGGCAAAATCCGGGAGAACGTAGTCGCGTCCGCGTGTGTCGGGATGAAAGCCAAGCCCGAACCGCGCCACCCATCGCGCCGCGATCACGCGCGCCTCGACCTGCTCGATCGCAGCCAGGATCAGCGCCCAATCGTCCGTGTGCTCCAGCACGAGCGACGGGTCTCCAGATAGGCAGGGGCGCCGTCGGCGACGTGGCGCACCCAATGCGGCATCGCCTCGTTGTGCCAATGCGAAGCATCGAACCTGTCGGGGATCGCGGGCAACGTGGCGGCATCGAAGTCGGGGAACTCGTAGGCGAGCGTGCCGACGTCAGACATGTGCGTCGTCGGTGATGATTTCGAACTTGTCGAGCGTGCAATCGCTCCCGGCGCCGTCGATCCAGACCTGTAGCGCGTTGCTCCATTCGTCGAGGCCGTCGTAGTGGTCGTCGAGGGTAACCATCGCGAGGATGCCAAAGCCAGGGTCGGTATCGATCTCGGACACGGTGCCAGTCAGCCCGACGGAAAATGTGGCAATCGGATAGATCTCGATCGGCGCGACGACGCGCACCCGATCGCCGACGTTCCAGACGCTGGTGTGGTTGCTCATGTCAGCGAGGCCAGCAGCGTGCCGCCTTGGCTCCAGACGCGCACGGACTTGATGCCCGGACGCGCGGCGATCGCCTGCGCATGGCGCAGGATGGCGGCGAAGTCGCGATCCACCACATCGATGGACATCGAGCGCCCGGTCGGCGACAGGTATTTGATCGTGGCGGCGTTCATCGTTCGTCGTCCTGATTTGTAGCTGTAGAGTTCGGCGACGGGATCACGGGTCGCGGTCGCGGAAAAAGCTTGGCTCATCATGCTGCCGTCCTGCCCCTGAGACCCGCGAGGCGCCGGGGACAACAATGTCTAGGCGAAAGCCTTGATAATCAACGTGGCGACGCCGCCAATGAGGATGGCCAACTGCCACATGACCAACGTCAGGCGCCCGTCCATCCGCTCGATTTTCAGGTCGATGTTGGCAAATCGAGCCTCATAAGCGGCGATCGCCTCGGCCGCCGCGCGTGCGCTGGCATCGCTGACGTTCGCCTCCTTGAATGCCTCGTAAACCTCCGAGATCATGGTCGTCATGGTTTCGCGTCTGTCTCTGCCCCCTGCTTCCGCGAGGCGCCGGTAACGGCAAATGCCGCAAAAGCAACTTACGCGCACCGTGCGCGACAGTCAACGGCCCGGTTACCGAAAAACAAAATCCGGTTGCCGGTACACAACGATGTGTGCGAACCCGCGCGCATGCCAATCAGGTCGCACAAGCGGGGACGCGCCGCTCCTATCAAAGTTCTCGCGCTCGCCACCTTCGCGACAGAGCAGCAGGTCGTCGCTGGCTCGCCCCTGTGGTCTACAATCAGCGATTGGCAGCAGCGCGGTCTCGTGCGTCTGCGCTGGGCCGACAGCGGCGCGTTCGCGTTCGTCAGCCTGACAGAGCGCGGCGCGGCGCGCGTCGACGCGGACAGGGCGGAACCAGTATGACGGCGTTCGCAATGCTCATCGCTGAGCGTATCCGCCGCATGGCCATGCCGCCCGGCTACAACGGCATCCTCGTCGGCGGGCTGTGTGGGTCGCCAGAACAGCGCGACGCGGCCTGGGCAGAATACGACGCGAGACAGCGCGGCGAGGCACAAGCGACACCACCAAAGCCGCCGCACGCGCCGGTTGTGTGATCGGCGCGGTTTCGGCTACGCTGCGATGCCAGAACGTTCCCGCCCATCAACAGGAGATCGCCATGTCAGCACTCGGAAAGCACGTCAAACACTCGCTGCCGCACCCCAAGGGGACCAGCGCCATGCAGCACACCTCGGTTGGCTCCGGCAGCAAGCCGGGCGCGCACAAGCACACCATCGAGACGACGGCGCCCAAAAACGCCGCGACGATGGACCGCAAGGGCAGCAAGATCGCCTAAGCGCACATTACGCAACGGAAAATACGAAATGCCCGGCCCTGGTTTCGGCGGAAAAACGAAGACGTCGGGCCAGGGCCGGCCAAAGGGTTCGAAGAACAAGATCAACGTCGATGTGGCCGAACGGCTTGCGGCGCTGGGCTGCGATCCGATCGAGGGCATGGCGCGGATTGCAATGGACAAGGGCGCGCCGCTCGACATTCGCGCCCGGATGTATTCGGAACTGGCGCAGTATGTTGCCCCGAAGCGCAAGGCGCTTGAGCACTCTGCCGCGCCGGGCATGATCGAGGCGTTGCTGGCGCGGATTGAGGATTAAGCCGTTGGGTGCGAGAGCACCGAAGAGCGAGCCGTTGTCGAAGAGAGTGCCGAGATTAGGGAGCCTTGGACCGTGCGATTCCGTTCGAGAGAGGCCCAGCCCCGATGCAGAACGTTTTTCTCCTCAATCCCGAACTGGTCGGACACTTCATTCTCCCGACGGGTCGGAATGAAGCGATAAAGAGCACAAACCATGCGCCGTGACCGCGATTCCGTGTCGAGAGAGGCCCAGCCTGGCGATGCTTGCTGACGTGCGATACAGCCTCGGCGCATGGCCGAACGGTCTGGCGGAATGGACCGATGGCGACACCGCCTATCTGTCCGTGGCTTTCACCTGGAAGCTCGATGAGGCGTGGAGCAAGGCGCTCTACTACAAAGCCCTCGGCTACCGCGTGCGGGCCGGCGGGCCGGGTATTTTCACCCGCAAGCACTACCTCGCCGACGTGGCCGAGATCGGCGGCGATATCCCGGATGCGGTCGGGCGGCACAATCCCATGGCGACAATGGCATCGCGCGGCTGTCCGGTCGGCTGCTGGTTCTGCATCGTGCCGAAGATGGAAGGGCGGGCGTTCACCCTGCTGCCGGACTTCCCGGTGCGCCCGGTGCTTTGCGACAACAACCTCTCGGCGCTGCCGCCCGAATACCAGGATCACATCGTGAGCCGCTACCAAGCCGCTGGTGTGCCCCTCCTTGATGCCAACTCGGGGTTCGAGCCCCGGACGTTCGACGATGCGGTGCTGGCGCGGTGGGCGCCGATCAATCGCGGCCCCTGGCGGTTCGCCTATGACGACGCGGCGGACGGCGCGCATGTCGCGCGGGTGATGCGGATGCTTGATCGCGCGGCGATCGGCTCGCGCAAGCGGCAGGTCTACACGATGATCGGCAACGAACCGTTCGATGCGTGCATGGAGCGCATCCGTCAGGTGATCGGCTGGGGCGGCGAGCCCTATGCCCAGCCCTTCATCAAGCTGAACGCGCTGACCTACCTTGAAGGGCGCAAGCCCGGCCGTTTAGGGCCGGGTTAGCCCGTCTTCCTTTGCTGTTCGACGTAGCGCCGAATGATAGCCAATGGGGCACCGCCGCAAGATGCCGCGAAATAGGACGGCGACCAGAGGACGTTCTTCCAGTAGCGGCGGACGATGTCCGGCCGCTGTTGGCGAAGCAGCCGGGAGGACACGCCCTTGAGGCTGTTCACCAGCGTCGGAAGCAGCACCGTCGGCGGATACTCGACCAGCAGGTGGACATGATCATCCTCGCCGTCGCACGCCTTCAGCTCCGCGCCGAAGTCTTCGCAGACCTTGGCAAAGATGTTGCGCAACGCGGTTGTCGCGGCTTCGTCCAAAACCCGGCGTCGATATTTTGTCACGAAGACCAAATGCACGTGAAGGGCATAAACTACCGATCTTCCGCGCCTATAGTCGGTTGCGTCATCCATAGACCGATTGTAAATTAGGGCTATGGTTATCCGCAAGGCCAACACCTACCGGCTCTATCCGACGCCCGAGCAAGCGCACCAAATGGCACAGATCGCTGGCTCGTGCCGGTTCGTGTTCAACCTCGCACTTGAGCAACGCCGCGATTGGTGGAAGCCCGGTCGGCGGTTCAATTTCGCCAGCCAGTGCCGCGAAGTCACCATGCTCCGGGCCGAGGTGGATTGGCTGAAAGCGGCACCTGTTCATACCCTGCAACAGGCGTTGAAGGACTTGGACCGCGCCTATCAGAACTGGTGGGCAGGGCGCGCGGACTACCCGACGCCGCGCAAGAAGGGACTGAACGACAGTTTCCGGTTTCCTGATCCGGTTTCGATCAAGGTTGAGCGCACGGGCACATCGTCCGGACGGATCAAGCTTCCGAAGCTGGGATGGGTGCGGCTTCGTGGGTGGTATGCCATCCCCGGCGACATCTACAACGCGACCGTCTTGCGCCGTGCCGGGCAATGGCATGTCGCCGTTCAGTGGCAGCGCGAGGTAGCCGAGCCGCTACCGTCCACCCTGCCAGCGGTCGGGATAGACCGTGGCGTTGCGGTGTTCGCCGCCATGTCGAACGGCGCCAACATCGCCCCGGTCAACCACGGCAAGAAGGCGCTCCGGGCACTGCGGAAGGCGCAACGTAGCCTGAGCCGCAAGAAGCGCGGTTCGTCCAACCGCCGCAAGGCTATCCGCCGCGTGGCGAAGATACAGATGCGGGTGGCGAACGCCCGCAAGAACTTCCTCCATGAGCAAACCACAACCATCGCCAAGAACCACGGCACGGTCGTTTTGGAGGCGCTGAAGGTGCGGAACATGTCTGCATCCGCGAGGGGCACCGCAGCCGAGCCGGGCAAGATGGTTCGGCAGAAGGCGGGGCTGAACCGGGCCATTCTGGATCAGGGGTGGGGCGGGTTCCGGATCATGCTCGGCTACAAGCTGGCGGATCGTGGTGGCAGGCTGATCGAAGTGCCAGCCGCATACACCAGCCAGACGTGCGCCGAATGTGGCGTGGTGGATGCACGAAGCCGACAGGATCAGGCGCGGTTCGTCTGCACAGGCTGCGGACACGAAGCCAATGCCGACACCAACGCGGCGATCATCATTCTAAAACGGGGGCTGGATAAGTCCTTGAAGCCTGTTGAGGGGCACCGCAGTAAGCGGCCCGTTGAAGCAGGAAGCATCCGGAGGGCGGCTTAATGCAGTTCTTCAGAACCTCGGTCCTTCAGGGCCGAGAGCATGTCAGGAAGAAGCCGCACGTCCGGTTCGACTGGACCGAGCGGCGCCTGAAGGCTGTGCAGCGATGGGTGAACGGCCGGTTCTGGCGATACACCGATTTCGCCCGCTACAACTCGGCGGTGAAAACCGATCGCGCGGCGGCAGCGAACGGCGATCTTTTCGAGGCGGCGGCGGCATGACCGACGACGACGCGATGCTGCGCCGGCTGAAACGGCTCCGCTCGAACCTGCCGCTCTATGCCGCCGAGGTGCTGAAGATCCAGGCCAAGTCTGGCGCCGTCGTGCCGTTCGTGTTCAACCGGGCGCAACGTTACCTGCATGAGCGGTTCGAAGCGCAGAAGGCGCGCACCGGAAAAGTCAGGGCGCTGATCGGCAAGGGACGCCAGACCGGCGGGTCCACCTATGTCGGCGGGCGGTTCTACTGGAGGACGTCAATGCGTGCTGGCGTCAAGACGTTCATACTTTGCCACGAGCAGGAGGCGTCTGACACGCTGTTCGACATGGTCAGCACCTTCCACGCCAACAACCCGATCAGGCCCAGCACGGGCGCGGCGAACGCGAAGGAGCTGGTGTTCGACAAGCTACGGTCCGGCTACTCGGTCGGCACGGCGGGATCGAAGGCGGTCGGGCGGTCCTCGACCAATCATCTTCTTCACTGGAGCGAATCGGCTTATAGTCCCAACGCGGCAGGCCACGCGGCCGGCATTGTGCAGACGGTGCCAGACTTGCCCGGCACCGAGATCGTCAAGGAGAGCACCGGCAACGGTCCCGAGGGCGAGTTCTACGAAAGCTGGCAGGTGGCCGAGGGCGGCCGCGGCGACTACGAGGCGCTGTTTCTTCCCTGGTACTGGTCGGAGGATTACTGCCGTCCGGTAGATCCAGGTTTCACGATGGACGATGAGGAACGGCACTACGCCCAGCTCCACGGGCTGACGGACGGACAGATCGCGTGGCGGCGCGCCAAGATCAGCGAACTGAAGAGCCACATATTGTTCCAGCGCGAATACCCGGCGACCAGCCAGGAGATGTTCGCGGCCACCGGCAAGCAGAGCTACATCAACGCGGAGCTGGTGCTGGCGGCGCGCAAGGCGGCGCTGGAGGGCATCGGCCCGCTCGTCGTCGGCGTCGATCCCGCCCGCTTCGGCGATGACCGTTTCAGCGTCGCGTGGCGGCGCGGCCGCAGGGTCCACCAGATCGAAAGCCGCCTGCACATCGGGACCACCGAGGCGCTGGCGTGGCTGCGCGACATCATCGACCAGGACAAGCCGGCGAGGATGTTCATCGACGCCGGCGGCGGCGGCGACCGGCTGTTCGACATGCTGCAATCCTGGGGCAAGCCGTATTCGGATGCGGTCGTGCTGGTCAACTTCGGGTCGAAGCCACAGACCGAGGTGCTGATCGCCGACGACGGCACCAAGCGGGCCGGGCCGGCGAACCGGCGGGCGGAGATGTGGATGCGCTCGAAGGAGTGGCTGGAGCAGACGGGTGGTGCGGATCTGCCCGACAGCGACGCGCTCCAGGCTGACGCATGCGGCCCCGGATACCACTACTCGACGACGGACCAGCGGCTCGTGCTGGAGAGCAAGGAGCAGATGCGGGCGCGTAACGTGCGCAGCCCCGACGAATGGGACGCGGTCGTGCTGACCTTCGCCGAACCTGTTAAGGACCGCCCGGAGCGCAAGCCGCAGGTGCGGACGGTGCAGGCAAGCGGCGAGGCGTCGCATAGCTGGCTGGGCGCTTGAGCGAGGTCACTTCGGCACCTCCTTGATGTGGATCTCACCCGGCAGTCCGGCCAGCGTGGTGTCCTGCAGCGTCTTGCGGTTGATTACCTCATCTTGGTAAGTGTTCCGAACAATGTCATCTATGAAAGTCTGGTCAGGCGCATCCGGCAGAATGGAAGTCGCCTGTGCAGCCTCGACACGCTCCAAAAGATCCTCAATTTCTTCCGCCACTGCGGCGTAAGGCAATTCACCACGCTTGATCGACAGAACATGCTCGGCGTTCGGTAGGGGGAAAGTGATCCAACCGGTTGACATAAGCTCCAGGGCTTCGCCACCAACCCGGACGGCGTGAGATAGCGCTTTCCAGTCTACGCCTTCATTGCGTTCTGCCATAAGCGCACGGGCACCGTATTCGTCCAGCAGTCGGGCATAGATAGCCCGCGTGTCTTTCAGTGAAGTAAAGAATGGGGCCTTGCGGTTGCAGCATTCGAGGTGTGGGATGGGTTCTGGTCGGCTTGGGTGATCAATATGAATGATCGCCGTGTGGTCTAACTTTTTATCTGTTATGAACGCAGGCAGTGTGCCAGCGGCAACCTCCAACTTGGCCAAATGGCCGTATTTAGCAATTGCTCCGTCGAACCATTCGACGATGTTCCGAACCGCATGCACGCGACTGCCCTTGATGCCGTATTTGTTGGCCTGGGTGCGACAGTAGCCAATGAAACTGGCCGCTCGCCGGCTCAACAACCGATGCCGGTTGGCGACCATCTCTGACCAAATAGCGGACGGCGCAGAGGACATTGCGCACTCTGGCGCGAACAGCATGTCGAGCGCGACTGTCTGACCCTCGGCCAACAGGCTGAGATACCGATGCAGGGCATAGCTTTCTTGGTCGATGTCACCTGCGGCGTTCTTTTCAAACGGCTGCTTTGGCCGCTTGTTGGTGATCGTCGCCTTGACCCGCTGCAAAAGAATATCGGACGCCGGGGGCACAAATACCGCCTTGTAGTCCAGGTCTGACGCAGGGGTGCTTGTGCCGTATAGGTGCGAGCCGAATTTGATCTCAACCAAAGCCCTCACAGGAACACCACTGCCCGCGACGCTCGCGCAACAGCCCGATCCCATGCCCATTCACCATGCGGCAGCGTCGTCTCCCATTTCTGGTTGCCGGAACCATCAATGAACTTCGTGACGATGTGGTCGCCGTCAGGTGACAGAAAGACATGCATCTTGCCGCTACGATCCTCAATCATGACTCCGGTCGTATGGTTATCGCTTGCCATAGCTTTCCATCTCCTGTTTGCGACGTTCCATCCGGTCGATATCGGCCTGAGCAACGATGGCCGGGAAGGTGACGCGGAGGCAGTCGGACCATTCGCGGAAAGCCTGCATCCAACCCTCGCGATAAGCACGATCGCAGGCTGCGTCGGTGGTTTGTATCATGGCCTTTAGTTCTTCCTTTGGCTTGAACATCGGATGGTCGCTGGGGACATCGATGGTCCCACCAACCCAAAGATTGACCTTGGTCGTCTCGGAGTTAACCATTGTTGGTTTCCTTCGGTTCATGAGCGGTGCCGCCATAGGCGAGGCGGTCGTAAATGTCGCGGCACTGATCCTCAGCTTCGATGCGTGTCTCAATCACACCCATGCCCATCCGCTCAAAGTGTCGCCGCTCGATAAGTGGCAGATCAGGATAGCGCCAGCCGTTTACTGGCAGGACACCCGTCACAAATTCCACGATGGCGGTCACGCGCTGCTATGCCCGACGGTTTCAATTGGGACAGCATTGGTGCGCCGGTCGAGGGCGAGGCTAAGGACAAAAAGGCGTTCGATTGGGACAGCCAGCGCACCAATCGGCAGTCCAGAGTAAAGGCTTTCGATTAGCCTTACCTTCTGCGCTTCGGTCCATACCGGCGGTCTTTGGAACGGCGGCAGGATGAAAGCTCCAATCCGGCGCTCACCGGGAGCCAGTGCCCGAGGGGATGACGCATGGTCCGTGACAACTGCGCCGATCATCCAGTGCATCGTCTCACCGTAGAACCAGCGTTCCGGCATGATGCGCGGCGCGGTGGTATCAGACATCGCCATCGTTCCTTTCATAGTGCCGCGCACCTTTGACGCGCATCCGGAATGCAGCGTCGCGATCGAGGATCTCCTGCTCATGCGCGGTACGCGCAAAGACCTGGCCGCCTCTGACAACGTGCCATTGGCCGTCCCGGCTCAGCGGCGGCGGAAACACCGTCAGGGCATCACGACTGTCGAACCGGACGATGGTGGCTACGGACCATTTCGTGGCGATAGCCAGCATAAAGTCGCGCAACGGCTTGGTGTCCCAGGCATTGCGAAACGCCGGATCGCACCAGACCTGCATGACCTGGACGCGCCTGCCAGCGTCACCTGCGTTGTCGACCATGGTGATGTAATCGTACTCGAGGTCGATCACGTAATGCGCGCGGTCCGGCCGGGGCATGGCCGACGTCGTCGGGTCAGCCAGCCAGCGGCACGACCATGTCTTGCAGGAAAACGGCCGCTGCTCGTAGATCATGCAGCCCTTGCCGTGCCGTGCGTGGCGGCACTTCTCGCCGGCCGACTTGCGCAGTACCGGAACGGGAACGAGTTTGCAGCACAACTGGCAGTCGCCGCACCGACGCCCGGTGCCCACGTCATCGAACGTGATGGTCGCGGTGCCCTCGTCGTCCTCGACAAAGGTCATGAAGTTTCCCGCGAGCTTCTCGTCCATATTGCCTCACATTTGTTTACCAGGGCACCAGCCCGGGGACCAGCCACCGCACCTCGGCGCGGAGCTGGTCGATGGTGATTGTCGGATCCGCGGTGATGTCAGTGTCGCCGATCTCCCGCCCGACCACGACCCCGTTGCTGCCGATCGGCGTGGGATGACCCGGGATGCTGAAGAAAGCTTTAGGGTTTTTGAGCAGGCCCTCCTCGTCTACGTAGAGCACGTCTCCCGTTGGCCATTGCTTCGCAAGCTCGATGTAGCCGCCGACGAGGCGCTTGAGGTCGGCCAGCCCGCTATAGTCCACGGCGGTAATCGTCCGCTCGGCGACATTGACCCAGTAGGCTTTCATGGCGTGTGCTCGGCGGAGTGCCGTGCTGGCGTCGATAGTCTCCGGGTCCAGGCGCGGGTCGGCGGTCTCGATCACCACGGTTACGGCGACGGTCCTGGTCGGCGACATGTCGTGTCCCCACAAAAAGTCTCGAACCAGTCTGCCACCTTTTGCCTGCCCAGGTCGATTTCGCTTGGCTTGGAGCAGCCCGACGGTGCAATTGACTGCGGTCAACGAAAAGGTGACTGATGAGCATGTGCGATTGCCAGGGCGGCGAGGCGATGACAGACACGCTGACGCCGATCCAGCGCATCACCAGAGACATTCGTGACGCGTCAAAGCTGATCGACGCGCATGAGGCGCGCTTTCTCGTCGACAGCTATTACCAGATGCAGGACGACCGGATCAGGTCCGGGCACCAGTTGCGCACGCTGGCGAAGTCTGGCGAGCCGAACAGCACGATCGTCTGGCTTCAGGAGCAGACCGAAAGTCTTGAGGGCTCGATGCAGCGTGCGCTCGATGCCTACTCGACGTCGCGGATCGACGGGCGCTGGCTGCGCTCGATCACCGGCATCGGTCCGGTCATCGCGGCTGGGCTGATGGCCAACATCGACATCCACAAGGCGCCGACGGCCGGCCACATCTGGCGGTTCGCCGGCCTCGACCCGACGATGAAATGGGAGAAGGGCAGCAAGCGGCCGTTCAATGCGTCTTTGAAGAGATTAGCGTGGATAGTGGGAGAGAGTTTTACCAAGGTCGCTGGCCTGCAGAGCGACGTCTACGGCAAGATCTATGTGGCGCGGAAGAAGACCGAGATCGCCAGGAACGACGCGGGGATATTCGCGGAGCAGGCGGCGACGGCACTGGCGACGAAGGACTGGACCAAGAGGGACACCGACGCGAAGCGCTGGTATCTGGGTCAGTATCGTGCCGGGACGTGCGCGACGATTGCCGGCATCCAGGACATGGCGGAGCGGGAGAAATACTTGAAGTCGGTTCGCCTGGAGCCGGGCGAGGGGGTGGCGATGCTGCCGCCTGGGCGCATCCACCTGCGGGCGCAGCGATATGCGGTGAAGCTGTTGCTCAGTCATTACCAGCACGTGCTGTTCGAGAGCACGTTCGGATCGCCGCCGCCGAAGCCGTATATCCTGTCGCGAGGCGACCACGCGCACTTCATGGGTCCGCCGAACTGGCCGATGAAGAAAGCCTCGTGAGCAGCCGAACTCGCCGAGTGTTCCGTGGGCAGTGAGCCGAGGCTTTCGACCGCGCCGTTGTTGATGAGAGTGCCGTAATTGCCGAGCAGCCGATGTCGATGATTGCGCACCGAGGCTGAGGAGCAGCCGTAAATAGTGACGGCACCGAAAGAAGTGAGCAGCCGTAATTAGTGACGGCACCGAAAGAATGGAGCGAGCCGCCAGGATTGACCGTAACGAAGCGAGGGACAGATCGGTATGGGAGAGAGCCCCGCACTCGCAAGAGCAGCCGAAACCACCGAACTCCGCGAGTAGCCGAGATTGCGGATTAGCACCGAACGAGCAGAGCAGCCGTGTTGACCCAAACGGGCGCGCAAGCCCCTAGCTTCAGCTATGGGGTGAGCGCCTCTTGCTTGTTATACAGAGCCGTTGTATATAGTAGAAGTGGCGGACTTCAGATCAAACCGAAACGTGCTCTTCTCGTGCAAATACCATGTGGTGTTCTGCCCGAAATACCGCCGTCCCGTGCTGGTGCCGCCGATCGATGAACGGCTCAAGGAGCTAGTCCGGCAAGTGTGCGACGAAACGCAATCCGGCCTGATCGAGATGGAGGTGATGCCCGATCACGTGCATCTGCTGCTGGACTGCGATCCCCAGTTCGGCATTCACCGGTTAGTGCGCGGCATCAAGGGCCGCAGTTCGCGTGTCCTTCGCCAGCAGTTTCAGACCTTGCGATCTCGTCTGCCGACGCTTTGGACAAATAGCTATTTCGTTTCGTCGGTAGGGGGTGCACCGCTTTCGATCATCAAGCAATACATCGAAAATCAGAAGAGCGTGTGATGCGCAGCAAGACACCGTCCTTCGTCGCCGAGTTTCCGCTGCAAACCACACCGGCGGACGATGCCGCCTTGTCGATCAGGCTGGATGGCGCACGCAACATCTACAATGCCAGCCTTGGCGAATCTTTGCGTCGGTTGGATTTGATGCGTGAAAGCCTGGACTGGCAGCGTGCCCGCGCCATGCCGCCGACCATCGGCACGAACGCCAAAGGCAAGCCGATGCCGAACAAAGAACGGACGGACCTGTTCAAGGCCACCCAAATCCGCTTCGGCTTTTCCTCCGCCTCGATCCAGAAGTTTGCTGAGACCTGCCGGGATGCCTGCTGGATCGGCGAGCACCTTGGCAGCCACGACACGCAGACCACCAGCCTGCGGGCATTCAAGGCGGTGCAGCAATATGCCTTTGGCAAGCGCGGGCGTCCTCGCTTCAAAGGCTTCCGGCGTCTGCACAGTGTCGAAGGCAAAGCCGATGCGGTGATCCGGTATCGGGCCGAGCCGGTGCCGGCCGTGCATTGGTCCGGACTGGCGCTGCCGCTGATGCTGGACCCGAAGGACAAGCGCGGCTGGCAGGCTGAGGCGCTGTCGGCGCGCACAAAATACGTCCGCGTCCTGCGGCGCGAGATCAACGGCCGGGATCGCTGGTTCTGCCAACTGGTGCAGGAGGGCGAGGCTCCGCGCACGCATCGGACGGTTGAAGGTGTGGTCGGTCTGGATATCGGGCCATCCACGATTGCCGCCGTGTCGGCGGAAGACGCCACGCTGGAGGGCTTCTGCCCATCGGTCATCGAGCCATGGAAGGCCAGCCGGCGTGTCCTGCGGGCCATGGACCGGTCACGCCGGGCGACGAACCCCGACAACTTCGACACCAAAGGGCGCGTCTGCAAAGGCGCCAAGAAATGGCGGCGGTCCAACCGATATCGCATTCTTGCCGCCAAACGGCGGGAGCGTGATCGGCGTCTGGCGGCCGAGCGCAAGCGGTCACATGGCGAACTCGCCAACCGCTTGCTCGGCCAGGGATCAATCATCAAGACGGAGAAGCTGAGCTACACGTCTTTCCAGAAGAATTTCGGTCGCAGCGTCAAGGTGCGCGCGCCGGGGATGTTTGTCTCGACACTTCGGCGCAAGGCGGAAGGCGCTGGCGGCGGAATGATCGAGATCAAGACCCGGCATACACGGCTGAGCCAGTTTGATCACACCACGGGCGAATACATCAAGAAGCCGCTCAGTTTGCGGGTGCATGTATTCGGCGATGATGAGACCGCGCCGGTTCAACGTGATCTTTACAGCGCGTTCCTGGCTTCATGCTGTGATACCGATACTCTCGACATCTGCCGGGTGCAGAGCATCTGGCCGGCTGCGGAACCGCTGTTGCGACGAGCGATGTCGAGTGCGCTGCAACCCGCGAGCGGGAAGGGCTTTGCCCGACCCCCACGTTCCGTGCGTCGGAGCGGGTCGTTCGTCAAAGAGGGATGGCCGTCCGGCCGAGGCCGTGGATGTCGTAGCGCAAGCGAGGGCCACGGAGAGGCAGGACACCGGCACCCTCAGAACCCCCCGGCTTTAGCCGTGGGGAGGTTCAGAGATCAGCGCCGAAGTACCGGAGCAGCCGTAGAAGTTGAGGATAAGCACCGAGACTAACGAGCAGCCGAAAGTCCGCGAGGGACAGAAGAGAGCACCGCACTCGCAAGAGCAGCCGTGGACTGTGAGAGCACCGTTCTTTGCGAGCCGTATCGATGGAGAGCATTCCGACGCCGGAGCACCGCTTCAGTGGAGAGCGCCGTGGGGGTTGAGAGCAGCCGGGGGAAGTTGAGAGTACCGATGTCGATGAGCAGAGCGAGCCGTGGAGTTCGACCGCACCGTTGACCAGAAGCGAGCCGCCGAGGCGGAGAGCACCGAGTCACTGAAGCAGCCGTGTCGTATGAAAGTATCGCGTGTAGCGAGCGAGCCAACATTTGGGAGAGCACCGTTGTCCCCGAGCGCATGCTCCATCCACAGTAATTAAATTAGCGTACTAAAATAATTAAATAGGTAAATTGAAGTCGTCGCCGTTCTGGTGACTGACGTTCTTGCAAACTGTTCACGGAAAGACGTATGCAAATAACCTGGCCGGAAGGATCGTTTCATGCACGTCGTCGAGGTCTGGATCGCCGGTATCGCCGCGCCGTTCCGCCTGGAGTTTCGCCATCAGCCCGATGCGGAAGAGATGCGCGACCGTATCGGCACCGCAGCCGCCACCCCCGAAGACCCGTCCATCGCGCCGTTCAGGGACGACTACGACCAGACCCTGGCATTTCCTGTCCGCGATCTGCGCGTTTTGCGCACCTTCGCCGTCTGTGCCGTCTGAACCCGCGTCAAAGGAGCCCTCGCCGCATGAAAAAGATGGTAACGGCCAAGCCGACCAAAGAGCGCCCTCAGAAAGCCGGCGCCTCGGGCGTCAACACGCCGGTCAAGAAAGAGAAAGTGCCGCAGGTCGAGGTCAAGACCACCTACGGCCGGCCGACGCAGACGCAGAAGCTGTGATCGAGGACGCGCCGCGCGCCGATGCGTCCTGAACGCTGCCTGTCGTGGTGCCTCTACAACCAGCAGGGCGAGTGCCAGTTCTGCGGCTGGCCAAGGGAGAGGGAGATAGAGCCGATGACCGGGAAACTACGTATCTATGACATATCTACCGACGACTGGCGTGATGCCACCCAGCTCGACATCGACATGCTGGGCGCGGTGTCGCACACGTACGGCGTGCTGCGCGCGACGGTCGAGCAGCAGCACGCGGCGCTGCAAGAGCGGATCAAGCTCATGAAGTCAAAGGCAGGCGCGCCGCAGTGAGAGCCTTCGTCATCCGCTGCTTCCGAGCACAGGCGCACGCGGGCAAGGCCGTTCGCGCGGCTATCCGCCATCACTGGCATGTTGGGCACGCCACCGCGCACGTCATCTACCATGGCTCACTCATCGTCTGCGTCGTCGTGCCGATCACCATCGCCGCTCTCAATCCACCGCTGTCGATCCCGCCGTCGCCGACCGCGCTGGTGTTCACGCATCCCCCGATCGCGATACCGGAGCCGACCGCCTTGCCGGTGTTCCTCCTCGGGATTGCAATCCTGCTGCGGCTGAGAAAACGCACATGAGCGATACAGCGCCCGAAGACCAACAGGAAACGCGTGTTTTCGACTACCTCACCTCGTTGGCACACAAGCTGACGGTGCTCTCGGTGTTCTCCCCGAAGCACATCCTGGCCACGATCGTCGCGGCCAGCCACGGCGACGTCGCGGCGCAAAGCGTGATGCTGCTGATCGAGCAGAGCTTTGCTGCGGCAGAGGGCATGGAGTGCATCTGCTGCGACGCGCCGATCGACAGCACAGGGGCCGGGGGGGTCGCCCTGCTTCGGGAGAGCGCTCCGGCGACAAGCGATCCGGCGACATTGCAGTGTGCCAGCCTGCCGATCTGCTGGGCGTGCGCGCATGGCGACGACGTGGTGCAACTGACGCAAGACGGCGTCAAGCGCTCGCTGTTCCCGAAGATGCGCGTGATCAACCCCAACCGACACCCCGCCGGACACGCATGAGCGTCATCGCCTTCCAGCAGATCCGGTACTACGACCCCGGCGTCGATGCCGAGGCGGCGCGGATCTCCGGGTTCGACCGCCATGGGGGCGAGTTCTGGATGCGGTGCACCCTGGCGCCGTCGGGCCGGGCGCGCCGTCAGCAGTTCCAGGATGCCCAGGCGGCGATCGCCGAGGCGATTGAGGCCGGGCTGGATCCGGGCGAGGTCGTGATTGAGGTGTGATGGTCGCATATTCATTCCATAAGCAGTTCGTCGCCCCGATCATCGCGGGGACGAAGCGCCAGACGATCCGCCGCGAGCGCAAGCGCCATGCGCGGCTGGACGAGGTGATGCGGCTCTACACCGGGATGCGAACCCAGCACTGCCGCGCGATCGGCGAGGCGATCTGTCAGCTCGTGTGCCCGATCACCCTGGATTTCGGCGCAGAGCGGATCCGCTATCCGTTTGGTCTGGGCATGGTGACGCTCTTCACGCCGGACCTTGACGGGTTTGCGCAACTGGAAGGTTTCGGCGACTGGGCGACGATGCGCACATTCTGGGCGGAGCAGCATGACGCGGTGGAGGTGTTCTCCGGCGTGCTGATCCGCTGGTCCGACTTCCGGGTGGCCGGCTGATGGCAGACCCCAAGATCGACGGCGTCAGCTTCCGCCACGACCGCAAGTTCGATATCCAGCTCGCCCAGGCGCTGATCAACGAGCGCCGGCTCGCCGAGATCTTCGCCGTCGGGAAGATCGAGAAGATCGAGCTGAAGAGCGAAACCCGCCAGTGGGAAGAGACTGGCAACATCTGCATCGAATACGCAAGCGACGGCCACCCATCGGGAATTTCGACGACCGAGGCTGACTACTGGGTGCACGAGCTGCGGCGGGACGGCGCAACGCTGGTCTACCTGATGTTTCCCCTCGAGCGGCTGAAAGAACTGGCGCGGGTTGCCCTGTCCCTGGCTTCAATTCTACAATAGCGGAGCGATCATGCCTGACGGATCATTTTTCGACGCAGCAAACCCGAAGTTTCATCCGCTCTCCGAGATGTTCCCGCTCATGCAGGGCGAGGAATACAGCCTGCTTGTCGCCGACATCGCGGCCAACGGCCTGCGCGATCCGGTCATTGAACTGGACCACATGATCCTCGACGGGCGAAACCGCTACCGGGCGTGTAACGAGGCAGGCGTGGCGGTCCGATATGAGGCATATCAGGGCGACGACCCGCTTGGCTTCGTCATCTCAACCAATCTGCACCGGCGGCATCTGAACGTCAGTCAGCGCGCGATGATCGCGGCGAAATGCGCCAACCTCGCAATAGGCTCGAACCAGTATGTTGTCCGTCTCACACGTAATCTTCTAACGGGTGAGGAATATTCCCCACCCATAAAGGTTCCGGCGGCTGGCGAACGCGCTCGTGCGGCGGGGGTGGATCGCAAGACGCTGCAATACGCTCAGAAGGTCTGCGAGGGCGGCACACCGGCTCTGGTGCAGCGTGTCGAGCGCGGCGAGGTGCCTGTCTCGGTCGCCGCCAAGATCGCGGACATGCCGCAGGCGCAGCAGGAAGCGCTCGCCGACGCTAACGAGAGCGTGCTTCGCAACGCCGCCAAGAAGTCGCGGCGCGCCAAGCGCGAGCACGACCTGGGCGACGCCACACGCGCCGCGTCGGCAGCGCTGAGCACCAAGCGCTACAGCGTCATATACGCCGACCCGCCGTGGCGCTTCGAACCATACTCGCGCGACACCGGCCTCGACCGCGCCGCCGATAACCACTATCCGACCGTCGCACTCGACGTTCTGAAAGCGCTGCCGGTACCGGCCGCCGATGACTGCGTCCTGTTCATGTGGGCGACCGCGCCGATGATGCCCGAGGCGCTGGAGCTGATGGCGGCGTGGGGCTTCGTCTACAAGACGCAGTGCGTCTGGACGAAACCCAAGGTCGGCACCGGCTACTGGTTCCGCAACGCCCACGAGCTGCTGCTGGTCGGGACGCGCGGGCAGATCCCCGCCCCGGCTCCGGGCGAGCAGTATTGTTCAGTGATCGACGCGGCGGTCGGTAAGCACAGCGAGAAGCCGGACGCGTTCGCCGAGATGATCGAAGAGATGTTCCCCAGCCAACCGGCGATCGAGATGTTTGCGCGGGCGCCGCGCCTCGGTTGGGACGTCTGGGGGAATGAAGCGGACGCAGCCCGATGAGATCAGCCACCACACGCACTGCCGAGGTGGCGTTGTCCGAAACCGTGTGGAAGTGCCCGGTCTGCGCCAACATCAACGGCAACTTCGCACACAGACACACATGCGCCGCGTGCGGTTCGCAGCGGCCGGCGCTTGAGGCGAAATGACCAGACCAATCGCCGAGAAAGAGCGCCCGCGGACCAGGACGCCGGCCCCGAGTTTCAGCGGCGTTTTCGTCGACACAGACCCTTCGGGCCGGATGGTCTCGGTGATCGCCATGCACCAGGGTCAAACCATCGTTGTGCCGCTCGACCACGAGCGATTTGTCGCCCTGCGCGACGCCATCACTGAAGGTCTGCATGAGCGGACCATTGACGTGGGCAAGTCATGACGTCAATCCGTCAGCACGCTACAACGCCAATAAGCGCCGCCGGTCGCTTCCGTGACATTATCGTAAATGTCGTGTAAGACTGCCGCTTACCGACCGGCCGGAGCTCGCCGGGCATCTCCAATCGGCCAATCATCGAGATGTCCCCATGTCGCGCGTTCCGCCCGTCCGCTGATGGCACAAGACCCCCTGAAGCCAAAGAACGACGGCAGGATCCGCATGCCGACGGTCGATAACGGCATGAACAAGATCGCCCCGCGCCTCGACAAGATCGACGACAAGGGCGGCATGCTTGGCGCGCCGAAGGGTCGGGCGAAGAAAGACGAGAAACTCCTGGCGCGCGTGCTCAAGCGGATGGACACGGCGATCTCCGCCGAGAGCGCCAACCGCAAGGCCGGGCTCGACGACCGCCAGTTCAAGGCCGGCAACCAGTGGCCGTCCGACGTGGTGGCACAGCGCAACCTCGACAAGCGACCGTGCCTGACGATCAACAAGCTGCCCACGTTCGTGCACCAGATCACCAACGACCAGCGGCAGAACCGGCCCAGCATCAACATCAGCCCCGTGGGCGACCGCGGCGATCCGGGTGTCGCCAAGATGTATCGCGGCCTGATCCGCCATATCGAGCGCGACTGCGCCGCCGATATCGCCTACGACACGGCGTTCGACGACGCGGTGACGATGGGCTGGGGATACTGGCGGGTGCTGACCGAGTGGGAAGCGCCGGACAGCTTCAACCTCAACCTCGTCATCCGGCGCATTCGCAATCCGTTCAGCGTCTACCTGGACCCCTCTGCACAGGATCCGACCGGCGCCGACGCGCGCTGGGGGCTGATCACCGATCTGGTCCCGCGCGACGAGTTCGAGGAGAAATGGCCTGATGCCGATCCGATGCCGTTCGACAAGGGCGGCATTGGCGAGAACATGAAGGCGTGGGTGACCAAGGACGAAATCCGCGTCGCCGAGTATTTCGAGGTCGAATACAAGACGCGGACGCTGATCGAACTCGACAACGGCCATTCCGGCTGGGAAGACGAGCTGAACGACATCACCCGCGGCTACCTCGCCAGGGGCAAGTTGCGGATCATTGATGAGCGCGAGAGCCGGGTGCCCGAGGTCACGTGGTACAAGGTGACCGCCAAGGACGTGCTGATGAACCGCGAATGGCTGGGCACGACGATCCCGATCATCCGCGTCATCGGCGAAGAGATCGACATTGAGGGCAAGCTGCAGTTGTCCGGTGTCATCCGCCACGCGAAAGATCCGCAAAGGCAATATAATTACTGGTCGACTGCGGAGACGGAGCTGATCGCGCTCGCGCCCAAGGCGCCATGGGTCGGCGAGGAAGGCCAGTTCGAGGGGCACGAGGACGAATGGCGCCTCGCGAACGTCCGCTCGATGCCCTTCCTGTCCTACAAGGGAACCTCGGTCGCGGGCCATCCGGCTCCGCCGCCGCAGCGCCAGCAATTCGCCGGCGTTCCCGCCGGCGTCGTGCAGGCCAAGCAAGGCGCCGCCCAGGACATGATGGGCACCACCGGCGTCCGCTTCGACGGCACGATGAACGAACGGATGATCGACGAGAGCGGCAAGGCGATCCGCGAGCTGCGCCGCTCCGGCGATCTGGGCTCATTCCACTACGTCGACAATCTAGCCCGCGCCCTGCGCCGCACCGGGGAGATCCTGGTCGAGCTGATCCCACTGACCTATTCGGACACCCGCGTCGTCACTATTCTGCGCGAGGACGACAAGGAAGAACAGGTCAAGATCGATCCGAACATGCAGCGGCCGAGCGGCGAGGTGAAGAAGCCGGACGGCAAGACGATGCGGACGTTCAATCCGAAGCTGGGCAAGTACGGCGTCACCGTGACTGTCGGCCCCAGCTACGCGACGAAGCGGATCGAGGCCAGCGAGAACATGATGGCCTTCATGAAGGCGTTGCCGAACACGGCAGCCCTCGTCTGCGATCTGTTTGCCGCGTCTCAGGACTGGCCAGGCGCAGAACAGATCGCGGCACGACTGGCGAAGACGATCCCGCCGAACCTGCTCGCACCGGAGATGAAGGACGTCCCGCCGCAGGTACAGGCGCTGATCCAGGCGCAGGAAGCCCAGGTCAAGGATCTCGGGCAGAAGCTGCAACAGGCGATGAAGGCGCTCGAAGACAAAGGCGCCGACCGGGCGATCGAAGCCGACAAGATCAATAAGACCTTCGAAGCGGCGCTTTTGAAAGTGGTCGCGGACATCGAGACGAAGATGGCGAACGTGCAGGAGCACGCCACCGCCAACTTCAACACGCACATTGGCGCGCAGATGCGCCAGCTCGGCGCCGACACCACGGCGATGATGCACGCGCTGGAGCAGGCGCCAGGAGAAGCCAGCGCGGGCGAACCTGCGGCGGTAGATCCGGGCGCGGGAACCGCCGCACAACCGCCGCAGCCGCAGGAAACCGCCAGTTCCGGGCAACCGCCGCAAACCGCCGCAGCAAGCGCCGCACCACCAGGAGCTACGCCGGCCGGTGACGCCAAGCTCCCCGCCGACGACATGCCGCCGCCGGAGGCGTTGCGTCGTCTTATGCCTGGGCGCACGACGACTTTTGGGAACGGACAAAAATGGACAATGAAGAACGGCAAACACCACAGAGTGCAGTAACTGCCGATGATCCAGTCACGATCCCTGTCCGCATTCGGGTGGTCGTCTATCCCCTGCACCACAAGCCGGGTGAATACGGCTGGCATTGCGGGTCCGAGACGGGATACGAGGACTGCGGCAGCGCAGACAATGTGCTGTGGATTGAGGCCAATATCCCGGTTCGCCCAACCCCGATCATCGCAAGCGTGCAGACCGCGGGTGATGTTGCGTGGAGCTTTTCCGACATCGAGGCGGCACTGCGCCATGGGTGATCCCTGGGCCGTCACGCATCACGAGGACACCCCGGACGATCCATGGCGACCGCTGGCCCACGAGGAAGACGCGCACACAGACAAGCCGCCTGCCAAGGACAAGGCAGAGGCGAAGACCCAGGCGCCGGCCTTTCCGCCCGACGTGAAAGACGCCCTGCTCGCCATCGCCGAAGCGCAGCGCGCCCAGGCCGAATGCTTCGACCGGCAGGCGGCAGCGATTGCCGAAGCGTCGCAAGACCTCACACACGCGCTGGCCGACATCGGCGCCACACTCGCCGGCATCGCCGACATGATGCGCAGTCGACGCCAGGACGTCGACACGCCATGAGTCTATGACGTCAATCCGTCATGGGCTACAAACTTGACCGACCGTAACAAAAAACAGTATGTAGCGAAATCAACGTGCCTACCCCCAACCGGCTGGGGTCTTGCCGGGCTGCATTTCCTGCCTACCAGACCACCACACCAGGAAACTGTCGCCCTATGGCTGAAGCCGCTCCTGCACTCGTTGCAACTGTACAGCGTGGCCCTGACATTCTGGTTCGAACGGCGCCGCCGCTGTCGGCCACGTCCGATACGCCGCTTGCCGCGATAGCCAAGCCACCAGAGTCCGCCTCGAACCACGCTGACGACCATGCCGCTGGTGTGCCGACCGAGATGTCGCCCGAGGACCAGGCCGCTGCGCGCACTGCGCGAACAGATCCCGGCCCGGCAGATGATGACAAGGCGTCCGACAAGACCGCCACCGCCGCCACCGAGACCGACGCCGAGATCGACAAGATCACGGTGGACGGCAAGGACGTGCCGCTGCCGCCGTGGATGAAGCGCGAGATCACCAAGGCGCGCAACCGCCAGCGCGATGCGGAGACCGCCGCCAAGACCGCCGCCGACGAACTCGCCGCCATTCGCGCGACGGTCGAAGAACTCAAGGCGAAGATGGCCGCCCCGGAACTCCCGGTCGAACCCGCGGCTGACCCGCGCCCGACCCGTGACAAGTTCGAGGATCCCGAAAGCTACGACGAGGCGCTCACCGCGTGGGCTGAACGTGAGGGCGGTCGCAAGGTCGCCGCGAAGGTTGCCCAGGACAAGGCCGAGGCCGAGGCGGCGCTGGCCGAGCAGGGGGCGAAGGCGCAGCAGGAGGCCGTTGATGCCGAGCTTGCCAGGCTGAACACCATATGGACGGAAAAGGTGGCCAGAGCCACCGAGAAGTATCCCGACTACGCCGCGGTGGCGCAGGCCGACGACCTCAAGATCTCGATCCCGATGGCCCATGCCATCGTCGAGTTGGATAACGGCACCGACGTTGCCTACCACCTCGGCCGCAACCCCGAGGAAGCGGCCCGGATCTTCGCGCTCAACCCAACGGCCCAGGCGGTGCAGGTCGCGCTGTTGTCGGCCCGGCTGGCGACGCCCCAGCCGCGCACCCGCGCCCGTCCGCTGGAGCCGATCGATACCGCCGCCAACGCGCCGTCCGACACCTCCGCCCGCGAAGAGTCGATGGATGAGGTCGCGGCAAGGGTGAACCGGGGGTACGCCGCGATCCGACGCCCGTTCCTGGCCGCTTCGCCCGGACCGACCATGCGCCACTGAGGCTGACGTGAAGACGTGACTTCCCGACCGGCCGGGCAAAGCCGGGTGACGTGCCTGACGCCGCCCCCCGCGGTGGAACCGCGAAAACCGAACCGACGCGGATATGTCGGGGCCGTGCCTACCCCGCGCCAAACGGCGCCGCACCGGGGCGAACCGCCCGGGCTGAAGGAACCCAATCGCAATGATCACCAACAGCTAAGTCGCTCCGTGCGCGGGGCGCGCAGGAGATACAAATGGCCGCCAACGCACTACTCACGCCATCTTTGATTACAAAAGAAACACTTGCCATCCTCGAAAATAATCTCGTCGCCGCATCGAAGGTGAACCGCCAGTTCGAGAACCAGTTCGTCAAGATCGGCACCACGCTGACCATTCGCAAGCCGAACCGCTTCAAGGTCTCCATGGGGCCGGCGCTCCAGATTCAGGACATCAGCGAACCGTCGACCTCGATCACCATCAGCCAGCAGGCGCACGTCGACTTCCAGTTCTCGTCGCAGGAACTGACGCTGACGATCGAGGATTACAGCGAGCGCTACTGCAAGCCCGCCGCCGCTGAGCTGGCCAATACGCTCGACTACTCGGTCATCACCAACTTCAACCAGTTGTTCAATCTCGTCGGCACGCCGGGCACTGTGCCGGCGAACTTCGCCGCGCTCGCCGCGGTCGGCCAGCGCATGGACGAAGGCGCGGTGCCGCAGGACGGCCGTGTCCTGATCCTGAACCCGGCGTCCTACTGGTCGATGGCGAACGGGCTCATCGGATACTATGTGAAATCGGTCTCGGAACCCGCGTTCAAGGGTTACCTCGCATCGATTGCCAACTTCGAGATCTACGAGGACCAGAACATCCAGGCCCAGACCGTCGGCGCCTATGCCGGAACGCCGGTGGTCAACGGCGCCAGCCAGACCGGGTCAAGCCTGGTCACCAACGGTTGGTCGAACTCGATCACTGGATTGCTGAACATGGGCGACGTCTTCACCATCGCCGGCGTCTATGCGGTCAATCCGAAGAACCGCCAGTCGACCGGTGCCTTGCAGAACTTCGTCGTGCAGGCGACGGCGAACTCCGACGGTTCGGGCAACTCGACGCTGACAATCTATCCCGCGATCACCACCTCGGGCGCGTATCAGACGGTCACCGCTAGCCCGGCGAACGGCGCGCCGATCACCGTCAAGGGCAGCGCCTCGACATCGTACTTCCAGAATATCGGTTTCACGCGTGACTGCTTCGGTCTCGTGTGCGTGCCGATGGAACTGCCAGGCGGCGTCGACTTCGCGGCGCGGGAAGCCTATCGCAACGTGAGCATGCGGATAGTAAGGGCGTTCGATATCTTCAACGATGTCACTCCTTGCCGTTTGGACCTCCTGTTCGGCACCAGTACTTATTATGCCGAACTTGGGTGCCGTCTTACCAATTAGTCGGCGAAAGTCCTTGGTCTTCTATCATCTAAACGTGCTTTGCCGATGCGGAACAGTCCGGGTAGTTGGGGATAATAAGGGTAGAAAATCTGCCCAAGCAACCTGCCTACCCGGACTTTACCCAGATGAAACTGAAGGTTTGTCGCAAGTGCCACATGGTATCAGCCAAGCAACGGTCAGCATGATCCGCAAGCGGAAGATTTGGAAAGAGATCGCATGACGCCCCGCCAGCAGAAACGTTTCCGCAAGCAGTTCGCCGCGCAGGTCGAAGAAGAGCGGAACGGCAAGCCCATCGACCCTGAAGTCGCGGCGCGCATGACCAAGCCAAAACCGGTCGAGCCGCTGCATCAGGTCGTCGCGACGGTGAAGGAAACCGGCGAGAAGATCGCTGTCGGGCCGATGGTCGTGCGCCCGGTGGCGGAAGAGTTCTGCGCCACGATCAACCGCTTCATCATTGATGGCAAAGAAAAGACCTGGAGTGACGCAGTCGTCGTGCCTATGACCCCAATCTCAGCAGGAGTTTCGTGACATGCCGCTAACAACCACCTCCGCCCCGCGCCAGTTGACCGACGCCAACCCGATCGGCACCCAGCTTGGCCAGTCCGCCGCCGATCTCGTCGGCATGTTCGGCGCGACGCCGGTTGCGCAGTTCACCCAGCCCGGCACGCACAGCGTCGCCACCACGGCCGCTGGCTCGACCACGGCGGTCTTCGTGAACACGACATTTACCGGTGCATCGGGCACCACGAACTATACTGTCGGCGACATCGTCACCGCGCTGAAGGCGCTTGGCGTGCTGGCGTAAGTCAATGCTGCAAGACATCATCGCCTCGGCAATCGCCGACGGCGCCCCGGTGGAGGCGTCAATGCTGACGGCCGCCATCCGGGTGATGGCTGCGCTGGAAGCGATCGGGCCGAAGATGCGTGACGCGATGGCGACAGAGCCGTACTTTCCTGTCGAGTATCCAAAGTGGGTCGACGGCGTGCTTGTGATGGTGACGCCAGACGTCGTCGTGGCTGATCCGGCCCCGCCGCCACCGCCGCCACCGCCTCCACCGCCGCCTCCACAACAGGCCGCGGTCGCTGATGCCCCCCCGGATCAGCCACCGGCAGAGGCGCCCTAACCGATGGCAACGATGATCCACCACGCCGACGCGATCGTGCGCGATGCGCCGAAATCGCCTGAGTTCAATGAATTTCCAAAGTGCATGGCGCACCCGGGGTTCCACCCCGGCGAGATCGGCCAGGAAGTCAAATCGCCTGGTGGATACACGCATTATGTCGGCGGCCTGCCCGTCCGCTTCCCGCCGGTGCTGGTGAGCAGTCCTGACGACGAGGAATATTATGCGGCGAAGGGGTACATCAGTCAGGGCAAATCCGACCCGGCGGCATTCGCGCGCGCCGCTGCCGCCGCCCGCCCGGTGGCCAGCGGCTATGTGCCGGTTGAATATCCGAAATGGGCGGGCGGCGTGCTGGTCAACGATGCCGACGAGGAAGCGGCGGCGCTGGCGGGACGGCGCGCCCAACTCGGCATTAAATCCGACGCCGACCCGCCCGAGCCGCAGGCAGCCCCGGCCAGTGATCCGGTGGCTGCTATCAGCGCGCCGGCGGACGCATTGCGCATCGATGCCATGGAACAGCAGATAGCCGAGATGCGGCAGATGATGGCGCAACTGCTGCTGCGTTCGCAGCCGCCGGCCGCGCCAACGCAACCGGCGGCCGCCCCGCACGACGAGCCTGCCGAGGAGCAGCGGCCACGTGCCGGGCTTCTCGACCGTGTAGAGGAGCTGACGCGCTGGCAGAAGACCGCCAGAACGAAGGCCCGTCTGGCAGCAGAACGCCGCGCTGCGGACGATCCCGACACGCGCGCGCCGCCCGTCTGAACGTGCGGAATGCGGATCATGGTCGTCGAGGATGACCCGGTTCAGCGGCAATACATTGAAAGAATGATGCGGCGGGCCGGGCATGAAGTGGTCGGCGTTGGGAGCGGCGAAGACGCCATCATGAAAATTGCAGAGCAGCCGGACTTCGATCTGGTGATGATGGATGTGCGTATGCCGGGGATCGACGGCGTGGAGGCGACACGGCGCATCCGCGCGGCCGGGGGCCGCGGCGCTGAGATCCCAATTGTTGCGATGTCTGCCGCGCAACCGCCCGAGAGCGTGGTGCAAAAGGGCGGCGTCGATGGCTTCGTGCAAAAGAACGAGCTGACGTCTGGCGTGGTGGAAGTGATGCTGGGCGAAATGATGAAAAGTATTCACACGCGCGTCGACAGCAGGGCGCCGACGCCGTCGCCGGATGCGGCGCAGAGTGGCGGCGTGCTGCTGCCGTTTCCGATGATCGTCGGCCTCGTTTTCGCCGTGCCGGCGGCTGTTGCGTCCGCGGCGTGGTACATGGGCACGCAGAACGCCGAAGCCTCTCATGCGAAGGACGACACCAAACTGCTCGCCGCCGCCGTGACGGCACAGCGGGCGGAACTCGCATCTCAGATCGAGGCGCAGGGAGCAATCATCCGGACCGCCGCCGAGGCTCTGGCCCGTGTCGATCAGCGCCTGACCGCGCTGTCGCAGGCGAATATCGACGATCAGCGCCGAATTGACGCAATTCAGGCCGGCATCGACGACCACAACCGCCAGCTCCAGGCCGAGCGCGAGCGCGTCGGCGTGCTGGATGCGCAGATCAAGTTCATCGCCGACAGCCTCAAGCAACGACGTTGAAGCGCGCCATGGCACTGCTGGGCCTGTTGGCGGGCTGTTCGACAGATCGCGCCCCGCCGCCGGTGTGCCTGTGTCCGCCGCCGCCTCCACCGCCGCCATCAAGCGCTCTGCCCGCCGCCGTGACCTCTGTCGTCAGACACTTCGATCTTGCCGAGACAAAGGCGATCGATGTGGTTCTGCAATCGTCTGCCACCGCGGGGCAGATCGAAGCAATCCGCTCCGCCGAGGCTCGGGCACGCAAAGCACTTGCACGGCTTGGCCGCGAGTTGCCCCGACTGCGGCCGGCGACAATCGGCGAAGCCCGGGCGGCCGTGCAGGCGCTTGAGGAAGCGCTTCACTGAAGGAGGTTCCAAGCTTATGGCTCTCGAAGACACCATCAGGATCGCGGTCGCGCTGATCTTTCCGTCCGAAGGATGCCGCACCGCCGCCTATCTCGACACGCTCGCGAAGCCGCCGGTGTGGACCATCGGGCACGGCACGACAGAGGTCGACGGCGAGCCGGTCACCGAGGGCATGACCTGCACGCCCGCCGAAGCGAATGGCTGGGCCGCGACGTTCATCACCGAAACGGCGAAGTTCGTCTATCGTAAGGTCACAGTGCCGATCAGCGACAATCAAGCTGCAGCCCTGATCTCGTTATGCTATAATATCGGAATGGGACACTTTGAGAGAAGCAGCGTCCTCGCTGCGCTCAATCTCGGATTCTACGCCGAGGCGGCGGACCGGCTGCTCGATTACGACGAAGCCGGGGGACGTGCCGTTTCCGGGCTGGAGACGCGCCGGGCGCGTGAGCGGGCGCTGTTCCTCCAGGCCGATCCTGCGCCGGGAACCGAGGCTGACTGAGCACACCACCATCAACCGGGAACAATCACCATGACGAATTTATCCGACATGCTCGCTTCGGCGGAAAAAGGCGCGGCCAGCATCTATCACGCTGTCCTGGCGACCGAGACCTCGATCGTCAATCTGGAGACCACCCATCCACAGGTTTCCGTACTGATCGGGCAGGGGGTGACGTATGCCAACGCGTTGCTGGCCCGCTGGGGTATCCCGGCCTCGGTCATGGAGGATGACGTGGTGACCGCGCTCAAGGCACTGGCGGCGATGGACGCCACGGTGGCGTCGGTAACGCCGGCGCAGACCGCGCCCGCGCCCCCGGTCATCGTCGCGGGGATCCCCGCTATGCTTGCCTCCGGGCTCGTCGGCACGGTCGAACAGGCCGCCACGGCAGCCGGCGAGGTGGCATCGGTGATCGTTCCGGCGATTGCACCCGAGGTTGCCGCGGGCGAGGCGCTGCTCGGCATGGCCGCTGCCAAGCTGTGACTTTCCGGCTTAGCCGGGCGTGTCTGACCCGGCCGTGCACCCACAATCGGCGTCCTGACGCGCCGGGTCGGGCTCGGGCGGCTTATACGAGCG